CAAATACTGAGATACAGGATACAAAACACCGAGAGCGATAACGCCACTAGCAAGTCCAACATAAGTCCACCTTGTTAAAAATAGTAAAGCAATGCCCGCTACTACCAAGGCAATAATCTCTGCGCCATCGGCCCAATCCGGACGCTGAATAGTCACACCGTTCATCATTGTGCCAATGACTGCGGCTTGTACATCTTGTGGCCATACAGAGCCCTTTGATGTAGGTACTGGATTAGCAATACCTGCGGCTGTTGGTCCAACTATTACCACGGCCCCTTCTAAATCTTTTGGTAGATTAGTTAGACTAAAACTACGATTCTGTTGACTCCAGTCAATCCATATACGTCCTAAGTTGTCCGTAGTGATAGGACCAAACTTTGGAATGCGCATTTTCTCAACACCACCTTCAAATAGTTTTACTTGGAAAGTAGTATCGCCTGCGGCCGCACGTAAAGCCTCCATTGCTAGGCTAGGATATAACTTACCATCAACTGATACAATTAAAGGAAGTCTACGGTTAACACCATCTACCTCAGGTAGTGTGTTTACAGTACCAACACCGTAGGCATTATTTTCTAATTGCGGTACGTTTGCTATTAAGCCAGGATATTGAACAATTTGATCTAAGAACTCTGGACCTAGTACAGCACTACCTGGAACACGTGGAGTATTCTTAGTTTTCTGTGCAGGAACGTTTGGTAGTATTACTGGATATTGTTTTAGAGCTTGGCCCAGGATACCATCGCCACCCGTACGGTCTGTTTCTGGCATGAGTACGTTAAGTACAACAAGCCCTGCGTTCCTCTGGTATAGATCTCGTATAATTTTGGCATATTCTGCTCGGGGTAAAGGCCATTGACCATATTTGTCTAATGTGGCTTCATCGATATTTACAGTTACAATATTATTGAACGTGGGTTCTTTGGCTGTAATTAATGTGTCAAAATAACGTAGTCTTACGCTTTCAACGAATGTGGGATCTGCAACACGTATGCCCACTACTAACGCAAGGGTTAGTAGAGCAGTCCAAGGGCTTAAAAGGATCTTTTTTAGCATCCAGTATTTAGTTGAGTTTTAATAGCCTTGTCTTATCATAATAGGAGCACACCCGCCTGCTGTTGCACAAGTTGTAGTAACTCCTACGCTTTGACCGCCATTTTGTTGTATATTAACTGACGCAGGCCCGCCAGCATTGGTTAGGTTTAAGGTAGCATTGTTCGCAGTAATACCTTCTTGTAATACAGTAGCAGTATTACGGTCACCAGTTAGTGTAGCATCTAATCTATGTTGTCCAGATCCTCGTTGTGTAGCATCTACTGTGTTAAGGGCTCCGTCAACTTTAACAAACATGATTTTGTTACCATTATCAGTTTGCTTTTCAGTAACACTATTACCGTTACCATATATTGTGGTTTCGTTATAGTGTCCACCGGCTACGCCTGCATTAGTTTGCTGTACTGTTAGGTAAGTACCCCACCCTGCTATGTCTACTGCTAGATAGTGCCCGTTGGTGCCTAGTGGATTACCTTGCGTGTCCCTTGCTTGATTTAAATTGACGGCATTATTGTTGCCTTCAAAGTTTAACTTCATTTCGTTTTGTCCAATACCCTGCACACCCTGACGTGCTGTAATTGCATTGTTGGTTCCTTGTAGCTGTAGTCTGATGAGGTTTTTATTACCCATTTGATCCATTGTAACTGTGTTGTTATCACCACCAATTTGATTGATGTAAATTTGGTTACCATCTGGAGCCGTTCTATTGACCCAGGTGTTTACATTACTCTGCTGAGTTGTAGTAATAGTGTTGGCGGCTCCTACTGAGATATCGTTGCTAACACTTCCGCCGCCTACGGTCATATATGAAGGCCACGGTTGTGTTGAACTAGAAGTATTAGTTGTAATAACATGCGAGCCATCAGACATCAGGGTATCAGTCCGTGTGGTCGTAGTAGTGACTATACCTGCTTGAGTGTTTTGCGAGCTAGATCCGGTTACAGTTGTTGTTGAACTTACTGCGATTGGCGCGGCAGGAGCGGCCGGCTGTACAGTTTGCCCAGCGGCCAGCGGAGTAGTGCTACCACCAGTTGCATAGTTGTCTACTTGTGCTACAGATGGATTTAATGTGCCAGTCCATGTTACTCCTGCTGAATTTGTAAATCCTGAAGTCATACTAAACAACTGTCCAGTATTGTTATCATTGCCTACAAAGAAGAAATAGTCAGGACCCATATTAATAATATGGCCAGTGCCCATTACTGCTTTTTGTGTTCCGTTGGCCGTATACTGGATAGCATTATAGGGATTGGCGGTGTTGCCAGTCTTAACAAACGCAATATAATCACCTGCGGCCCATTGTATTTGTCCGCTGGTCCAGGGAATCTTATAAGCAGTACCTGGGTTCTTGCTATAGATTTGACAGGTGGCAGTATACATACAAGCTGACACATTCCACTGACTATCGGCAATTTGATAACGACCAAATTTTAAATCAGTTATGCCAGATGCTTGGCTGTACGCACTAACACATATGGTCAACATAAAAAAGAACTGTAGTAAACGTTTTATCATTTTTGTGTTAGACTAATAATAGTGTTGCCACCTTGGTTAATACGGTTCTTAAACTCAATGTTATTTTGAGTTTGATAGATAGTACTATTTTGTGTTTGTGGTGTAGTTACACATTGTCGGTCAGCACCGTTGTCACGACATAGGGTAACAGTTGGATCTTCTTTGACTACTGTGATACCGCTGGCCTTTTTATAATCAGGTAACATGCTATCTACTTCTGCAAGCAATTTTTCATTTAACAAATTGCCAACCATATCAAACATATTTCCTAAGAAGTTGTTATCTAAAAAGTTTTGACTCAAACGATCTTGATAAAACTGTCTGTTGGCATCATCTAATGCGTTAGTTAATCCTTCAGCTTTTAAGAAGTCAACATCTAAAGGGCCTTTCATTTCGCGGCGCTGTTCTTTTCCGTCTTTCTTAATTTCTTCTGGAGTTGATATTAATATGTTTTCAATTGCTTGTTCACTAAGGTTTAATGTAACTGGCTTAGTTGGCGCAGAGTTTCTGCTGTTTACTTTAGTTGCTTGGAATGGTTGATTAAGAATTACAAATCCAGCATCAGTTTCAACACTAATCTCACCTGTTTTACAATTTGATTCAATGTCTTTTACGTTACGAGTCTTACGATCGTTAGGACAACTTGGTAGAAGAATAATAGTTGACTGACCTAACTCGTCAACTGACGCTGTAAAGTCAGTACCGCGAACTGATATAGTTGCAGTAGGTGTATTGAGTGCTACGTTCTGAGGGGAGTTTTTAGCAATCTGTCCGCTGGCATAGCGTACAGTACCTAAGGCCATCTTAGCACTTAGTTTTCCTGATTTGCTTTTTGGATCGTAAACAAATTCGTCAATGACTAATTTTGAATTTTCGTTTACCTGTACCTTTGTATCGTCTTGGAAAGTAATACCGACCTTGCCTGCTTGAGTTTTAATAGAGTCATTCATTTCAACTCCAGTACCCTTAGATCCAGTCAGCGTTGTTTTATCCCGCTGAATACTTGCAGGAGTATTAACTTGTTCTGTTACTGTTCCTACTACAGCCCAACTTGGAGAAGTGCATAGTAGAAGCAGTATTGCTATCCACGGTTTCATTCATGCCCTTTTTTAAACCAATAATATTTTTGTAGCTCGCGCATTACGAGATCGCCAGTCGTATTACATTGACGAGCCGCAAACTCTACAAAGTTGTACCAATCACGGGCGTAGTCTTCTTGACCTTGCATCCATGCTTGGTACATGTGTTGTAGAGAGCGTGGGTCTATCATATTAACGATGTGCGTTTTGTGTTATATTGTATGTGTTGGTGCTAGATGCGTTTCCTGCTGAACCAACTTTTAAATTAAACACGTTAGCATCCGTTGAGCCAGATTGTGCTAAAGTTACTGAGTTGCCTGTACCGTTGATATCCATCCATGCTTGGTGTCCAGTTGAACCACCAGCACCAGACTGTGCAATATCAATAGTGTTAGTTGCACCTAGTACATTAATATACACAGTACCTTTATCGCCAGTTAGGTTAGTAGTAACAGAGTTACCAGTACCACCTGCTGTTGTAATATCTTGTCTAGTCCCAGTAGCATTAACTGTGGAAATTAAAGTTGCACCACCACCACTTTGTGTAGCTGTTAACTGGTTGTCACTTCCTATCATGCTAACGTTGGATGTGTTTCCACCGTTCAACTGTGTGACGTTTACAATAGTATCAATAGCTTTTGCACTACTTGTTCCTAATTGGAATGTTGCAATGTTATTGCTACCGCTGATGTTACCTTGGTTAACAGTACTGTATGTAAAGTCAACGCTCTTGTTTGTGCCCATAGAAGCATCAATACCCAAGTTCATCTTGTTGTTAGAGCCTACTTGGTTAATGTTAACATTAACACCATTACCTCTAATAATAGCAGGAGACGTAGGGTCATTGCTCTGAGCCGCAGATAAACCTCGAACTTGGTTACCAGCACCGTCCTGATTTATTGTGACATTTGCAAAATCACCTGACTGATCAATATAAATGCTGTTGTCAGCCGCATAGCCCAATGTTGTCATCGCAGACAACACAAGTATTGCAGTTAATTTTCTCGACAAACTGCCAGCGCCTTTCATTCTTGTAATCATTTTATTTTATTGTTGAGTTTACTATTCTCAACACTCCTCGGCCATAAGCCTTTATAGTTTTTGTAGTTTCACCTTTGTTTCAATTACGATTATTGTTTGTTAACAAGTACATCCTTCTTAACAAAACCTCTACGCTTTTCAGCGTCTCTCACTTCAATCCAATCGTCGAGACTGCCTACGATTGTTACAAGTGTGCCCTTTTTAAACTGCCAAGTTTTTTGACTCTGTTCATTTGGCTCTTTATAGATAAAGGTCGCCTCTGACAAAGTTATTTCGCTTGGTAGCTTTATAAGGGGTGCTACCTCTTTCCTTACTTCTGCGGCGGCAGGGGGTAAGGTTTCTGTTTTCGTTTCGGATTGGGTTTGTGGTTGTACCACGACATCTTTCTTCTCCTCTACTTTAACTTCTGAACTAATTATAGGAGCAGTTGGTGCTACAAGAGGTACAGGTCCTTTTGGTATAATAACTTCCGCTACTGGATCCTGTCTGTAATCCCATACTCCTTTACGTTGCCCTTCTTTAATTAATTCTACTACAGCCATTTCTGTTGCGGCTTTAACTGCGTAAGTACCTGGCTCATTAATTGTTAAGCCTACCTCCGCTTCAAAACTCTGTGTGCCTTGATCAAAGAACTTTAATGCTGTTGCTGAATCTGCTGTGCTTAAGATAGTCTTTTGTACTGTAACACTTGCTATTACCTTTCCTGTGTTTACGCTAACTGCTCTCAATGCGATAGTTACTGTGTCTGTAGACCATTGTGTTTGTTTGCCAATACCAAAAATACGCATACCAGCACCGCCACTGGTAGTACTTGTGTCATAGCCAACAATACCACCTTCAATAATAATGCCCGCAAACATCATAGGCATTAAAGGTTTAGCATTTGCGCCTTCGTATGCTTCACGCATCTGACGAATGATTAAGCGTTCTTTAGTCAAGTTGTCAATACCTACACGTTCAACAACTTCAAACCATTGTCCTTGTCCTACATCACTTAGAGCTTTGATTAGGAATGTTTCTGCGCCCTGTGTAACTGCTGTTGATAAACTAGCCACGTTAGCTTGTGGACGGCGCTGACCTGTTTTGTCGGCAAAACTATATACTGCTACGCTAACTGGTTTGCCAGCCGCAGGAGCAGGAAGCGTGTCAAATTCTTTCTTGACATTCTTCATCTGCGTAGTTACTGATGGATCAGTTTCGCTAAGTCCGGTACTTTGAATGATTGCGCATCCATTTAGTAGGGCTGTTACTGATAGAGCTATTAATACTTTTTTCATTTAATTAATTTCCAAATTGGAATTGCCCTAACGGAACAACTACGGTAGTTTGATTGCCAACAGTATCTGTAACCTGCAGAGTAACATCTGTGCTACTCTTAGTCCAAAAGATAGTGTTGCCTTCAAAGTTTAATGTGCCTGAGCATCCAACGCTGTTAGTTCCTGAACAGTTATTATTGGCAAACATTGCCGATGCTAAGTTTTGGCTAATCTGTGCGTAGATACGTGATTCCAAGTTGTTCATAAACTTGGCAATATTTGTATTTGCTTTGTCAGCGGCCGCTTTATCTAATGCGGCCTGGATAGCATCGCGTACAGCTTTTTGGCGTGTAAATTCTTGGTTCTCGATAGTTAGTACGTGAGAACTGTAACCAATGCCGTTAAAGGCAGGGCTTTTAAATGTGTAATCTCCCAATGGGGCCGCAGAGGCACCTGTAGATAACAATAATACTAGCAATAGCTTGCGCACGAGTCGCTCCTCCGAGTAGTGTTATTAGTATTTACTGGGGAGGAGTCGTGATTAAACTAGGTGTTTATTTCTTAATCTAGATTAAACTTGCGGTGTTGGAGGTTGAGTAAACCCTTGAGGTTTTCTAAATGCCGGCGGATTTGAAGGTAATTTTTTAGCCGGTGCAGGCTGTTGGACTACTTCTGGTTTTGGAGCTCTTAGATTTAAATCTGGGAACTTTTGTTTTACTAACGCAGGAATCTTTTTATGGTTAGTATTTTGAGATGCTAGTTGCTCAATGTACTTTGCAACGTCGGCTTGCAATGCAGGCTCACGCAGGTCTAAGTTTCTAGGCCAGCGTTGTTGAGCCATCTTGATCATGTACTCAGCTGTTTGACCGTAGAACGCTTTCATAGCCGCAGGAGTTTGCTTTTTAGGAGGCTCAATACCTGCAATAGGCTCTCTTCGTAAGTTCACGCTTGGGGAAATTAGTTTGCCACCCCAACCTGCATTAGGATGAGATAACGAGAATGTTACGGTATCGACATCATTGTACATTTCTGCAGGATCGTCGAAGTAGCGTAATTCTTGGTTATCAAAGTTGATAAGCATAATGCCATCAAATTTAGTTGATTTATCTTTCTTTTGCTTGTACGCACTATAAGCCGCAGTCAGGTAACCTTGTCTAACTGGAGCAATTGAATCATGTTTAACATTAATAGATTTTATAGCCTGCTTCAACGGAGTTGTATTCGCCCAAGGTTGGCCTTTAAAGATGTAATCTGCTAGTTCGTCAGCCATTGCAGATAAACCTTTATTGTCTATAGTACCTTGTTGTTGTGCGGCTACCACTGCTTTTACTAGTTTGTCTGCACCAACAGCTTGCGAAGTGTCTAAATTTGGCAAGAACTTCTGTAGAATAATATGTACCTTTTGGTGTTGGAACATACTAGTATCGCCAATTGTACCCGATCCTGCTTTAACTTCAACGATCTGATTTCCAATCTTTAGGTCACCTGATCCAAACACAGATACCTGCGGACTCATAATAGCTAGGGCAAACTCCCCAGGACCTTTTTTAGCCTTGCCGCCCAAGTCTTTCATTTCGTTAAACATTTCGAATAAAAACTTGAGAGGAACTTTTTTGCTAGGCTTTAATAAATCTGCAAAGTGATGACGGTTGCCGTCGATCATTTTTTGAATATCTACATAACCGGTTTTTAAACCGTTTACAAAGTTCATCTTTTCTTCAAAGGTACCCGGCGCACCGATAATCGCGTTTGCAATTTCATCCTGGAAGGACCTAATTTCAGGATCTGATAAATTATGTAATTCACCGTGTAGTCGCTGATTTAGATCCCCACTATTAAGTGTAGTATAGATTCGGTTTAATAAGACTTCGTCATCTGTTTGATCGATGCCTGCTTTTACCTTAGTCTTTAGGTTGTCTAAACTTCTTGCAGAAGTTTTTTCAAAGATGATATCAATTGCTCGCATAGTCTAATATTTAGCCTAGTTCTGGGAACAAACTGTAGTTGACGTATGCGGCCGCTTCCTCCGCTGTAAAGCCTAAATGCTGTAAACTAGCGGGAGTGCGTGGATTTTGCTTTTGATAACGGCAATAGCGATCTTGTACCATTTCATAGGTGGCTACATCTTGTTGCCCTAATCCTACATTAGCTAGATAAAAATCCAGTGTTTCTAGCCCTAGCTTAATAAACTTGTCTAATTCTTCTTCACCCACCGCACCGATAGCTACCATAGCAGGGCTAAAGATCTGCTTGCCCCAATCGGGCAGTTCTCTAGGCTTGTTCCACTCTTCCATTGCTACCTTGGCGTTAAACCAAAGCCACATAGGACTTTCTTTATCGCCTGCTAGACTAAAGTCGTGGAATGCACCGCTTACTTTTGTTGGCCCGCAAACAATATCAAAACCGTAAATAGGGCTAGGGTCGTTAGTGTGGGGAAACACAGTAACGTGTAGTAGATAAAGTTTTTTAGTTTCTCTCGCATCTATAATACTAATATGTGCTCTACGATATTTCATAGAGGTATATTCTTTATCAGCTAACAGCTCTGTTCTGAATACACTATTCAGAGCACCTGTCTGAGTAAAACGCCTAGTTATTTCTTCGGCGCAGGCAATAGTTTTATCAAACAAGCTCTGAGTCATAGGTGTGCATTAGTTTCATTGCCCACTCAAAGGCTACGTTAGCTTCATCACCCATACTATCATTTAATTTAGCACGGATTGCGATTTTAAGAGCATCAACATCTGCAAACTCTAAATTACGGTGTGGGGGAGGTAAAACTTTTTTAATCATTTGTCCGCCAAACAAATCGCCCATGTGCCATACATACAAGTGTGCTAGAATACGCTCAGGTTGATCAACTAGAGTTAGCAAGTATCGAGAATACTCTCCAGTAACAGGGCGCACACGCACCTTGCTCATATCGCCTAGAATTTCTTGCGCATCAAGATATAAGTGTACGCTACGCTCAATATCTAAAATGTCTAGTGTTAGTTTATTGTAACGGCAAACGTTTTCAATAGTATTATATATTACACTCTTTTGAAATGTGTAATCACCCCAAACAGGCACAGGCATGCGTTTTTTAAATACGGCCTGCATAAAGGGTGTTGCCTCTGCGGCTTGGTGACTGTCCCAAGTTAATTCTTTCAAGCTCATTATGATCTCCTCTACGGATATTTATAGTGGGCTTTTATTCGGCTTCAACTTTTAGGACTAATGGGAAGTTGTTTTCACGAGCTAGATTAGTACCTTCAATGGCTTTCTGTTCGCTAACCTCAAATGTATAAACTCCGGCAATCGCAGATCCTTCGTGATGGATTTTCATCATCAACTGTTCAGCGGCAGATTGGCTGTGGTGGAACACTCTCATCAGAAGCACGATAACAAACTCCATAGGGGTTTTGTCATCATTAAGAATGAGGACTTTGTACTTACCTGGGTTAAGAATATCTAAATCTTCCACGGTTTCTTGTTTAGTAATAACTTCTGACATTTTGTTTTCCTACTGTCTGTATTTATAAAATGGTGGGCAGGGGTACGCCCACCGGTGTATCAACGATGTGTTATTTCAATACGTTTTGGTTTTGCAGATTCTGGTACTTGGCGCTGTAACTTAATAGTTAAAACACCTTTATCAGTAGCCGCACTCATTACTTCAATGTATTCAGCTAACGGAAATACACGTTGGAAGTCTCGAGTAGCAAGACCTCGATGTAGATAAACTGTTGAGTCTGATTGTACATCGATATGCTCTCCTTTAACGACCAAGTGACCGTTAACTACTTCTACAGTAACTTCGTCCGTATCGAAACCTGCGACAGCAATTTGAATTTCATAATTGTCATCGTCGTATTTGATTACGTTATGTGGAGGGTAGTTTGTTGAATTTTGAATACGATTTTCAAACTCGTTGAAAATGCTATCAAATCCTATAAGTGCTCTGTTTAGTTGATTTAGAGCGGTTGTGTCAAATTTTACAACTTGCATGTTTTTCTCCTTTTAATAAGCAAGAATAATATTTCGGGCCCTATGCCCTATATAAGGGACCCCTAAGGCATCCCCTATATTCTTTTGCAGAATTATTTTACTTCTTCAAACTCTGCGTCAACTACGTTCTCAGCTGGCTTCTCACCTTCTGCCGTAGCTTCTGTTGCTGGTTGCTGTTGTGCGGCCACCTCAGTTTGAATGTCACTTAGGACAGCACTGATGTTACCTACTTGGCTAACCATTTCTTCTTTATCATCACCTTTAGCGGCTTTTTCTGCGTAGGTTAAGATTTCAGCAATACGATCTACTAGTTTTTTGCTCAACTTGCCTTCGTGTTCTTTTGCTTGCTTCTTAACTTCGCTGATACTGTTTTCCAAACCATTACGTGATTGGATTAACTCAAGTTGCTTCTTATCTGCTTCAGCATTAGCTTCTGCTTCTTGAATCATCTTTTCAATTTCAGCTTCGCTCAATCCGCTATCTGATTTGATAGTGATCTTGTTTTCTTTGCCTGTGTTCTTATCTTTGGCGCTTACGTGTAGAATACCGTTGGCGTCAATGTCAAATGTAACTTCAATTTGTGGAACACCGCGTGGTGCTGTTGGAATACCTTCTAAATTGAACTCGCCTAACAATTTGTTGTAAGCAACTAGTTCACGTTCACCTTGGAACGCTTTAATTGTAACAGCAGGTTGATTGTCTTCAGCAGTTGAGAATACTTGTGTGTGCTTTGTTGGGATAGTTGAGTTCTTCTTAACCATCTTAGTCATAACACCGCCCATTGTTTCAATACCCAAGCTCAATGGAGTAACGTCTAACAATAGAACGTCAGTACGTCCACCGCTTAGAACTTGACCTTGAATAGCGGCACCAACTGCTACTGCTTCGTCTGGGTTAACGTCCTTGCGTGGAGCCTTGCCAAAGAATTCTTGAACTGTATCTTGAACTTTAGGCATACGTGTTTGACCACCGACAAGGATAACTTCATCAATGTCTTCTGGTTTAAGTTGAGCATCTAGTAAACATTGTTTACATGGTTGCATAGAACGAATGATTAGTTCGCCAACTAGTTCTTCAAACTTAGCACGTGTAAGTCTCAAGTTCAAATGCTTAGGACCATCTGCGGTTGCAGTGATGTAAGGCAAGTTAATGTCTGTTTGTTGTGAGCTGGACAATTCAATCTTGGCTTTTTCAGCGGCTTCTTTCAAACGCTGTAGTGCTAGTACGTCTTTAGTTAAGTCAAAACCTTGTTCTTTCAATGTTTCGCTTACTGTCCAATCCATAATGGCTTGGTCAAAGTCTTCACCGCCCAAGAATGTGTCGCCGTTAGTGGCTAATACTTCAATTTGTGTATCGCCATCTACGTTAGCAATTTCAATAATGGAGATATCAAATGTACCACCACCTAAGTCGTATACGGCAACTTTACGGTCTTGCTTGCTAACTTTATCTACACCATATGCTAGTGCGGCCGCTGTTGGCTCGTTGATAATACGTAGAACTTCTAGGCCTGCAATCTTACCTGCATCCTTGGTAGCTTGACGTTGGCTGTCATTGAAGTAAGCAGGAACTGTAATAACTGCTTGAGTAACTTCTTCACCTAGATAGTCTTCAGCGGTCTTTTTCATCTTGCGCAAGATTTCTGCTGAAATTTGTGGAGGTGCTAATTTTTCATCACGTTGTTGAATCCAAGCATCACCGTTCTCTGCTTCGATGATTTTATAAGGCATCAAGTCGATGTCTTTCTGGACTTCTTTTTCTTTGAATTTACGACCGATTAAACGCTTGCTAGCATAGATCGTGTTTTTTGCGTTAGTAACTGATTGACGCTTTGCAGTTGCGCCTACTAAAATTTCACCTGGGTCAGTGTACGCAACAATACTTGGAGTAGTGCGAGCACCTTCTGAATTTTCAATTACTTTTGGTGTTGTACCTTCGATAATAGCAACACAGCTATTTGTTGTACCTAAGTCGATACCGATTACTTTACTCATTTTATTCTCCTTGATTAAGCGAGTATATATTTTGGCTCTTGCCACTGTAAGACCCTTACGGCGTCCTACAATAGTATTTATACCTTATTATACGCTAGTTTTAATAATAATGCAAATTTATTTGAGCCAACCTAGTTTTTTACCAGCGGCTTTACGTGCTTCTGCTTCTTCTTTTGTGCTTGGGTAACGGCTAGCCCAAATAAGCACTAGAGCAAAGAACACACTCATTCCTGCGACTGCTTTCCAGTTATGTGTAGCAAACCACATGATTACCAAGCTAGCATCCATACAGAAAAACATAATCCATTTTACTTTGCCAGGGTATACTCTGTTCTCGCTCCAGTTCTTGATAAACGGGCCAAACAGTTTATGGTTAAGCATATAATTATGGAAACGTGTACTGCTCTTACTGAAACAGTAGGCCGCAACTAAACTAGGAGTCGACCAAGGAATTCCTGGTACAATTACTCCAATGTAGGCAACACCTAAGAATAGTATGCCTGCTGTAAACCAAAGGTATTTTTTAATTTTATCCATTTGCTAGTTCTGATAGTTCGCGAGCATGATCTTGATAGAACTCAAAAATCTGCTCTAGTGCATCTTCCAATGTTGCATTTGGACTCCACCCTAATTCATCGCGAGTGTTGTCAATCTTTGGAATGCGACTTTGCACATCTTGATAACCTTTCCCATAAAAGTCATCACTAGATTTTACTACAATATTAACTTTGTCTGCGTTACTGTATGCAGGATACTTCTTGGCCAAATCTAACATCATCTTTGCTAGAGTAGCGATAGAATGATTTTCTAACGGGTTACCGATATTGTAGATTTTGCCTGTGGCGATACCATCCTTGTTTTCGATGATTTTCATTAGTGCTGATATTCCATCGTCGATATAGGTAAAACATCTCTTTTGCTCTCCACCGTCTACTAATTCTAAATCTTTACCATACACAATGTTAGATAGGAACTGTGTAATAACACGTGGACTACCTTCCTTTTGTGTGCTGATCTTATCTAACCCCGGTCCGACCCAATTGAACGGACGGAACAGAGTATAGTTAAATCCCTGCTCTTGACCATAGGCCGCAATAACACGATCCATCATCTGTTTAGCACAAGCATAGATCCAACGTTGCTTGTTGATAGGACCGTAAGTCAATTCTGACTCGTACGGATCAAACGGAGTGTCTTTACTCATGCCATAGACTTCACTTGTACTTGGCCAAATCAAATGCTTCTTGTACTTGACCGCATCTTTAATGATTGGCAAGTTTGCTTCAAAGTCAAGTTCAAAGACACGAAGCGGGTTTTGTACATAAGTCGCGGGAGTTGCGACCGCGACTAACGGTAGAATGGTATCACATTTCTTAACATGATAAGCAATCCACTCTTTATTGATTGTAATGTCGCCTTCAACAAAATGCACACGTGGATCATTGATCATGTCGCCTAGTTTGTCTGAAGCCATATCCATACCATAGACTTCCCAGTCTGTGGTTTCTAAAATTCGTTTGGTCAAATGATGACCAATAAAACCGTTAACACCTAAAATAAGAACTTTTTTCATTTATACCTCTCTGCATGTATTTAAAAAAATAGGGAACCGAGGTCCCCTATTCTTGAAGCAGTTCTAAATTAGAAACCGCGTGTGTAACCGATCTCAACACCATTAGTGCTAGAGTCGCCACGTTTCTGGAAGTACTTAACTTCAACTAAGTCGTTCTTAGTAACTGCATAACCTGCACCAACTTTCGCTGTGCGTGTTAGGTAGTTGTCGCTGTCGCTAAAACCATTACGGAAGCGATAGCTGGCTAATGCGCTTAGTTGTGGAGTAATCATGTACTCAGCCTTTGGCTCAACTGTGTAGTAACCAAAGTCAACAGTCTTACCTGCAGAGTTAGTGCCATTCAATACTTGACCAACGCCAAGTCGAGCACCTAAATGCAAGCCTGGATAAACTTCATACAACTTTTGAGCACGAGCTTCAACTGTGTTCTCAAGAGCGTTGTTGTTACCAGATACTTGACCGTCATCACGGCTACCACCAAACTGGATGTCAGCTTTAATGCCGTTATCAAATTTGTAGTATGGTGCTACCTTAATTGTGTTTGACATTGTGTTAGGTGATGCTGTACCACGCTCACGTTCAAACTCAAAAGATACACCTGAACCTGCGAAAGCAGATGCACTTGCGGCCAAAGCCAAGATTGCGAAGATTTTCTTCATTTTGTATTTCCTTAAATTAAAAAAGTTATTGTAGCAGAAACTGCTAACAATAGCAAGGCCCAGATTCCCAGCGCCTTGTAATAAGTGGCGACTGGTGTACCAAAATAGCGATTACCAATCATAACACACTTATGCGTCGGACTTAACAAGTAACCGGCAAAGTCGATAGCAAAGAACCAGAGGAAGTATTCTACCCCAAAGACCTGCGCCATTAAAACTGCCACGGCAATGAACTTGCCTGAACTACCCATTAAGAAACTTACAACAAATCCAATAACCGAAATTGCCAACATACCAACAAAGGTCTTTGGATCTAGTCCAATACCCTTGATCATAGCTAGGAATTCGCCGTTATAGGACTTGAAGTAATTGCCTAAGATGATAACTGCACCTACCCATACTAGAACATCCCAACGAATGTAGCCTAACAACTTCTTAGGATTCCATTGTTGTGTGATGATCACATAGTATAAGGTCAGTAGACCAAAAATTGCAAACACATGTTCTTCTCCGCCTGCCCAAATGTATACGCCAAGGGCGATAAACATCGGAAGCACGTTTCGTAAAACTGCTGACAATTTAAAGTTACCCGGAGTAATTACCAATTCTTCATCTTTGACTTGCGTCCAGATGTAGATGCTGATGAACAGCACACTGGCAATTAACAAGGGTGCAACCAGGCCAATGAATGCACTATAAGTCAATCCAAATGCCGCGATAGGTAGGATTACAGTTTTCTCTAGCGGGCTCCACATATAATAGTGATGCGTTGCTAGATAGTCTACAATACCTAGTTTTTCACGACCAGGACCATCTTTAGGTGCAACTGTATCCAGCAAGCCTGCTGAAACAGTAACACGGCCTTCTATTGGAAGAATACCTCCAATAGCACTTAGGAGTACTACTACGAATTTATTACTGCGGAATGTATTTCTAACATAGGCAAACGCTGGGGCAAAAAGATAATACTCTTTTGCTAATCCAGCGGTGATCATAATGAAGAAGATCATCCACAAGTATGTAATGTCCTTTAGCAGGACAGAAGTTATAAACTCCATTTTTTCTCCTTAAAATAACTTATGGTTTTCCATAAGCTGATATACTTAGTCAGCGAAATATACGTCAAACACTAAATTGATGCGTTGTTTATCGCTATGATTAATTTCAACTTCGTGCGGTACCCAAGCTGGCCAAAGTATTAGGTCTCCATCTTTAGGAGTAAAATAAAAATCTCGCACAAAAGGAGCCTGTGCGTTACAGTCATTTAACATGTTGGCAGGATTAACCAACCGTAGATGTCCTGTATCTGTGCCTTGGATATAATATACAGCACTAAAAACAGCACTACGGTGATCGTGCATAATGTTACGACTATAAGGGTTGTTTACATTACCCCAGATATTCAATCTATATTTTTTAGGTGTTTGCGGAAAAGCAATATCCATTGGTTGATAGTGTGCCATAGCCTTATCTGCTAGATCGCATACTTGTTCAGCCACCCAATGGAAATCCCATTTGGTGCCATCGCCCATCCAACAGCCGTCATGTGGACGACCAACACTTGGAATTGTTGCCGCATCTTTTAATATTTCTGCTTTTAAACTTTCTCGTTGTTCCTGTGTACCTATATTTTGCACAGTGAACACATCAGAATGATGTAAAGGTATTGTATTCATTTATTATTCTATATTTTTTATAACGTCAAAGAATTCCCCGTACTCAGTAAAGGGCTCATCTGTAAATCCAGTATAGCGCCAAACTACTCTTTTGTAAACCGGTTTGAGCCATACCCATTTCTTACTTATAGTGCGATGTGGGAAGATGGCAAAACTTTTCCACCAGTTATGTTGTACTGATACCAACTCGCCGTTTTCAACCATCCTATTACTTACAGGACCACCGTTCCATTCATCCTTAGGCCACCCCCATTAAAAACATGAGTGCATCGTGTTCGTTACGGAATTGGAAATCCATCCAATCTTCGTTGGAGTGTGTTTCAAAACGTTCGCCGGGGAGCCCAAAGTTTTCAATAGCATAGATACAGACTTTATCCCATCTGCGGTTATCGTCTTTAGTTTCCCAAGAAACTCTAACAGTATATTTGTCGTACGATTTTATTCTCATGACCACCTCAATACAAACATAGTTAAATGTTCTTCCCGTTTAAATTCAAATCTGTTATAGGCTGTACGAGCATGATAACCTACGTGCTCAACACACCAGTTGTTTACATCAACGTAAAACTCTTCACCAAATGGTTCTTTGAATTCCCATTCAGGAGTGGGCTCGTCCCATAGCTCAACGGCATACTTTTTCTTTCCAGTTATAGTTACAAATTCAATTAGCATCAAAATCCCTTATGGCATCAAATGTATCGCCATATTTGTAATGTACACCACCCGGGCCAAATCGTTGACTTCGGTATATAATGTCACCGCGGAAGTACCATTTACCTTTAACACGCTTGGGCATAAAGCCAACAGTATACGGCTCCCAAGAACCCCAGGTAAGTTTTTTCTTCATGTCTGCTACTTGCTCTAGCATCTCTTCTGCTTCTTTATGAAGTGCTTTCATCTGCTGACTCATGTCCGAGACTATCTGCTGATATTCAGAGTTGAGTTGTTGCTGAATTTTATCTGGATCATAGTAAGACATTATAACCACCTTATAGCAAATATAGTAGCATCCCTAGGATTGCTAAACCTAAAAGCAAATCCTTCCGTTGCCTTGTAACCATGCAAGTGATATGGCTCCCCAGGAGCAGAGTCTACCCACTCTAGGATATCTCTAATTGGATAGTTTGGCTCATCTAGTATCTCAGTCCACTTGATGATAACTTCAGTCCAATCTGGGGGAGGCCATGCTTCTACTTTTTGCACGTCACTTAGTCCATCTCAAGACAAACAATAATGCATCTTTTTCATTACGGAAATAAAATGTATTATCACTGCCAGTCCACCCAAAACGCCAGCGTTGTTTACGACCTCCTGGACCAAACGACTGTTCACACCAGGTTCTAATTGCTTGGTTATCACTTGCCCAACTATTAGGCATTGTGATTTTATGCTTGTACTTGCTTTTGCGTTTTGTAGTAATCATATTAAACCGTAGTCGAACTAAATCTCAAAACAAACATCATGTGATCGAGTTTATTAGCAAAGTAAATGTTAGGATGTCTAAAGCCCCAACGTCCATCAGTGCCATTGCCGTAGTTCTGTTTAAGCCAATCAAATACTTCTTGAGGTGGCTCAACATTGTTTAATTCAACAATGTGATATTCGTGATCAAGAACTAGCATTTAATGTAGTTTCTAACCATTGTTTGCAGTCAAACCAATTGCGATAAATGTGTGCCCGTCCACCTGCACGGATCCATTCTTCACAGTTGCTAGTGCGATCGTCAATTAAGATATCGCCTGGCTTGCAATGCATAAACTTTTGATGACTGTATGGTCCTAAAAACACAGGAATGTCTGGAAAGTATTCTTGTCCCCAAAACACTTTGTCCTGTACTGCCCAAGGCATATCATTACCGTGCGGAATAGCACTTAGGAAAAACAAGCCACTGCCTGTTTCTTTACAGTAGCTACGACACCAGTCAACTAGATCATACGCACCTTCTTTAAGTTGTAACTTACTGTACATACGTTGATCATCTTTGAGTGTACGCCACTCTTGATCAGGCAACATTTCGCCTTCTTGCCATTTTGGTCGCTTTAGATATGCACGGGCATAGCCCATCCAATCTGCAACCACATCGTCCATATCTAAATAAATGTTCATTTAACTCCACCTTAATAAAAACATTGTAAGGTCTTTTTCATTACGAAACCAAAACTTAGCGTTGTTAGCATACCAACGCATACCCGGAGTCCATACTCCATCTTCTGCACTAGGACCGAATGTTGCTACCATCCATTCCATCATTTCATTCCAATGCCAACCATTATTAGGATGCACCGTTAGGTATCTAGCACCATATACTCTGCCTTCGCTTAGTTCAATCTTGTGCCAGCCCATAGTAGACATTAACAGCTCATCGTCAATATCTTTAGCCATCTGTGCCGCGGCCTGTTGAACAATCGCATCTGTAACATCAGACATCATCTACACCTGGTCTAAAACTGCGTTCATCTCCCCAACGTCCTGTAGCAGGGCCAATCCCTTCTGCGTACATCAGAGTAGTAAACGGCCATTCGTATGGATGACTACAAAGATGCTGTAATACAATATCGTTGTAGACCCAAACTTTAACAGGAAACTCCTTGGACATTTTGTTTACGTTAGTTTTCAGGAGTACTCCATCTTTACTTAACGGTATCCAAATTTTAGCCCCAGGAGGTTCTGTTTCACCTGTAAATATTTCCTTCTCGTACAGTCTATGATTAGTCATTTAAACCTCAAAGTAGAAACCAGGATCAAATAGATCGGCTTGTTCTTCCCATCCTTTGTAACCACGTGGGTTACTTAGAACTCGAGTACCGTCAATCATGTAATCCACAGGATCGTGCATATGACCATGACACCACGCTTTAATCTGCGGATGATCCATAATAAACTCTGTTAAGTTACTGTGGTAACCAAAGTTCATGTGGAAGTCATCTTTGTATCGTTCGTTGATGCTCAATGGGCTAGGTGCATGGTGGCTAACTACAACCACTTTGTCATCCTTGTGCTCATCAAGGAAGTCTTTCAACTTACCTACAGTTTCACGAAACACATCTGCAACATACGCAGGAGTAAACTTGTTGGTGTAGTAAGCATCGCCGTAACCTGTTTGTACTTTGATGCTGTCACCGTGTTTAATCACTGAGAAGTCGGCCATGCCCTGTTTTACCACACTCATAGTAATGGGGTCACGCTTGTTCATGTCTGTCCAAAATGTGCCACCAAAGAAATGCACGTCATCAATAGTAACACCTTCTGCTTCCAAAAAGTGTACGTTGTCTGGCAACTCACGGCGCAGGCGTGGAAACGTATCTTCGTAACCGTTGTTATAATGTTCGTGGTTACCACAAACGTAGATAACATGACGGTATTTGATCAGTTCCTCACTACAGAAACGGCGATAGCGATCAGCCAAAAACGTGTTTTGTTTAGCGTTGTCAGCTTTACGCAGATGCCCTGCTTCCATAATATCGCCAGCCATGATCAACACATCTCCGCCGGGCAAAGTAATGTCCTCGAAGTTGATGTGCATATCACTGACTAAATTAATTTTCATTTGTATTCCTTATCCAATGTAACACTTGTAAGGCCTGCAATAACCTGGAACTTTTCCCAAGCGGCTTTTGCGGCTGGATTTGTTTCTAACTCACTACTTGGTAGTACTGTTTCTAGCCAAATCTCTGGACGACGACTCGGGTGAGCACCAAACTTACGTGGCTGGTGCATTTTACCTGTATTGTAAAGTTCAATACTCACGTCACGGAACTTTTGTTCGTCTTCTTCCTCGTAGTCGTACCATTCTGGATTACTCCAACCTGAACGCATACGATAGCCATTCCAAATGCTAATCCATTCCTCGTCGACGTTTGGGTCAAAGTCTGTACGTGTGATTAGCACCAACACATCTTTAATGTCTACAACTCCGTCCACAATATCGCGAACGCAACGGCTATAACTAAGTCCGATTTTCATTTTGATGGCTTCCTGAAGAATATAACTTATTATACATTCAAATGGTAAATGTGTCAATAACTACCCACATAAATATTGCTATGATTAAGCCAAAAACACAAGACGCTATCGCCAAGAGTTTGGAAAAACTACGCAACGAAGGCAATTACAGAGTATTTACGGACATCCTTAGACAGCGGGGAGATTTTCCACGAGCTATTTGGTACGGACGTTACAACATTAAACAAATTACCAACTGGTGCTCAAACGACTATCTAGGTATGGGTCAGCATAAAGTAGTACTAGACGCTATGCACACCGTATTGGATACAGCAGGTGCTGGATCGGGCGGTACACGTAACATTAGCGGAACCACTCACTATCACGTTGCCTTAGAAAACGAGTTAGCCAAACTGCACGATAAAACGTCAGCACTTACTTTTACCAGCGGATACGTTGCTAACCAAAGTACCCTAAGTGTGCTAGGCAAAATTATTCCTAACGTGCATTATATTAGTGATGCTAACAATCACAATTCAATGATTGTAGGTATTAAGTCTAGTAAAGCACCATATACAGTTTGGCGCCATAACGATTTAGATCATTTAAAAGAAATTCTACAAAGTATGGACGAGCAAGCACAACCTATCATTGCTATGGAAGGTGTGTACAGTATGGACGGTGACAAAGGTGTTATTTCAGCAGTTTGTGAAATGGCTCGTTTATACGGTGCTATGGTTTATGTAGACGAAGTACACGCTGTAGGCCTATACGGTCCACGTGGCGCAGGTATTGCTGAAGAACAAAAGTGTGTAGATGGTGTAGACATTATACAAGGTACGCTGGCTAAAGGCTTTGGCGTACAAGGCGGATATATTGCGGCCGGCCGTGACCTAATTGATATGATCCGTAGTTACGCACAAGGGCTAATATTTTCAACATCAATGAGTCCTGTACTTTGTGCCGGAGCATTAGCCAGTGTAAAGTATGTACAGGATCATCCTGAGCTACGTGAAAAGATTATGGCTACTGCACAAGCAACCAGAGAACATCTAAAAGCAACTGGATTAGAAATTAATCCGCTCAGCGAAGGTGGACATATTGTTCCTGTTATGGTACGTGATGCCAAACGCTGTAAAGCAATTAGCGATTACCTATTGGACGAAAAGGGAATTTATGTACAACCTATTAACTACCCAACCGTGCCATGGGGAACTGAACGTTTACGCTTTACCCCAACCCCAAACCATACAGAAGCAGATATCTACTATCTTGCCGAAAGTCTAAAAGAAGCATTTGAAAAAACAAAAGGTGATTAAATGGAAGAATTTGGATGTATAGCAATAGCCGTAATACTCTTAGGAGTATGCTACGGCGTATATCGTGTAGCTCGTTTTGCGTTTACTGACTGTGACTAACTAGTCTTGCCTAGTTTACGATAAACAGTTTGTACACCCTTAGCTTGACGAATAGCGTCAAACAATGCATTGTGTTGCTGTGTCTTGTCAACAACCATTTCTGGATCAGCTAGGTCAAACAATGTACGAGTATCGCGACAGCGCCAAAACTCCCATGGCGGAGTGCGATTAACTTGACGATACATATCTTCCAGAATCATCAAATCAAATACAGCACCGTGTGACCAAAACTTGTCACAGCCCCAAGCAAACTTGTGGAACTGGGTGATAGCATCTTCAAACTTAATACGACCTGTTGGGCTAAATGCTTCTTCCATAACTTCTGGATCTTGTTTTGCCCACCAATCCAAAGTGTTAGGATCGATATCGCGACCTAGCGCATCCTGGTCGTCGATATCAATTTTGAAATAAAGCTCATCGTAGACTTTGTCACTAAATGGATCAAACGTAACTGCACCCAAAGTGAGTACTACAGTACGGGGAGTAACTGCCATTGTTTCCAAGTCAACCATTAGATGCTTTGCCATAATATGCCTTTTTATACGAGTATAAACATATTATACTATCATTCATCGTCTTTGTCAAGATCATAATACTCATCTTCTTCGATCCATTCTGCCGAACCTTCGTAGGCTTGATAGTAGCTTTCGTTTGGTTTCATAACTCTAAACTTGTTACCGTATTTGAGTGCGGCCAAAAGATACTCGTGCTTGTCCAAAAGATCACAAACAATAAAGCCACTACTACAGGCACCTGTAATCTGTTTGATTTTGGAATGTTTATATTCTCCGTTAATCAACGCCATATGGAAGTCCCCTCCATTGGATGCAATGATACGGGCAACAACTAACTTTGGATGCGGCAATAGTTTATCCAATATGCCAATCTTGGTTAAGGTAGCACAGTTATCTCCGTCAATAGAGAGCTTGCAATTCTTAAACTTAAGACTGCCTTTGGTATGTTCGTTGTCGGGAGTTTCTTTGGTTGTCCATGGTATTTCTGCGGTAACGTGATTTACATAAAATGTTACACCATGGCTTTTAACGACCCACATTGGGATTGTGTCGTCTTCTAGATGCTTCTTGTTGAAGTGAAACACTAGGTCCTTACATTGATATTCAATCTATTTTTGCATTTTATTTTTCCTTTAAGTTAAATGGTGCGCCTGACAGGACTCGAACCTGCCACCTGGAGTTTTAGAAGCTCTTGCTACCCATACAGCTTCAGGCGCATGTATATATTATATATCCTTTGCAGGATAAAATCAATAGAGTTTTGGTGGAAGTGTTTGTTCGCGTAGATGACGTGCCCAACGTGCTTTAGCCGCACCTTTTTTACGTTTACGCTTTGTGGTTGGTTTTTCAAAGGCTTGACGTTTGAGAACGTCCTGCAACAGTCCTGCTTCATCAACCTTCTTTTTGAACTTGCGCATAGCAGAGTTGAAGTTATCTCCAACTTCTACGGAGAGTCCTTTTTGTGGTTTTCGATTATAGTGATTTGCCATTATAAAAAATAAAGTATTCTGTTAATTACTTATCACTTTGAAAGACTTTTTGCAAAAAATCTATAACGCTGTCAACGTAGCCATTACTTAAATGCACTAAAACGTCTTTTAAATCACTATTATCTGTGTGCCAAAATACATTTGGACGGGATAAAACATAACTGGCCATTACATTGGTAATACCGTCTTCACTGTCTAAATTAACGTATTTTGCATCACTGCGGGCAAGGGCATATAACAGCCATTGCATGTTATTTTCGCCCTGATAAGTGTACAGGTTTAGGTCTTCTGGAATTAAGTTATCCTTAAGCCAAACACTAACTTGTTCCTGCTCGTCACTGCTTAGGCTTAAAAAGAGTATGCTTAGGTTGTTGTTTTCGTAGAAATCGGGTGGTGTAATTAAAGTAAGTTTATTTTCCATTTTCCGCCTGTTTCTTTTGTTCCAATGTGCTTAGATATTCTGCTTCGCTAACTGGCTTGGTTACAGTTAACCATTTGTTAGACTCTGCTTGCTCTTCGTTTTGGACATAAGTAGGTTCTTCAACGTAGTCGCCTGGGCGTTCATCCATTGTGTTAACAACGGGCTTCTTAACTGGAAGATTTTTTGGAATAGCACTTTCATGAAAGACTTCGCCGTTGATTGTTACATAACCGTCTGCATGGTGTTCTGCTTCAACTGCTTCTGCTAACTGTGCTTCGAGCTTTTCTTCATCAAGAGGAATAATCATTGTGCCAGCCGCATCCTGCACTACAATTTGATCAGGCTCGTGTGTAAATGTAGTTGTAGGTGTGTCAGGCCAGTCTGGTTCAATTTCTTCGTCAACTATTTTATAGTCTGGAAATAATTCTGTCTGGGTGATCACTTCACCTTGTGGAAGTTCTTTGTTTGCAATTTCCTGAATCTGCTCAACTTGTTCAGGAGTTAACGGGCCATCATCTGGCTCATACGCATAGCCTTCATCTGGATGTACTTCATAGTCTATAATAGGACCAGTTTGAATCCATTCTCCAGTCTTGGGATCTTTGATTCCTTCAAACTCTGGTTGTAGTTGTTCTTGTACTGGTGGTTCTACAAACTCTGAAGAGCTTAGATCGTCAACTTGACTATCAATCCATGCTGACGATTCTTGTTCTTTAGCCCAAGCAAAGGTCATTTGTGCGGCCAGTAACATAATAACAGCTAATGGATCGAATACAAAGATGATAAGGATAATCATCCATGTAACTGCTTTTTCAAGCATATTCTCATCTACGTTATCGCCGTAGACAAATTTGGCAATGTATTTTAACGGGCCAACTTCCGCTTCAACTTTGCGAACTTCTGCACGAATAGGTGAGGCTTCATCGTTAAGTTGACTAATGAGTTTCTGGTTGGCTTCAATGTCTTTGGAAAGACTAGCGCGATCTTTGAGTTGACTCTTACGTATAGCAACGGATTTTTCCGCACCTTTTTCGTCTTGGGATCGTGCCATAACTTGATCCACAGCTTCATCCATCTGTTTAAGTTGCTTGCGGTCACTTTCAATATTTTCTTTTGCGGTTTTAATCCTTTCATCATAAATTGCTATTTTACTTTGAACATCCCCACTAACTAAGTTTTGATCGTTGTGGGCTTTTGATAGGAATCCAAAGATGCCCATCGAAGTTAAAAACATCAGTACTATTACAGATCCAACAGCATACGGTTTAAGTATGGTAGGTACTTTACTCCAATAGGCTTTGAGCCAACTGGCAACAACTAGTTTGGCTACTTCCAAACTGGTCATCATAATTGTAATAGGAATAACAGCGGCTGAGAATATTGCAATCATACCCTCAACTGAATAGTAGATTGCAACTGCCGAAATTGTTAACCCTGTTAAGAGTAATAAGTATGCTAAGATCATAATAGACTATTTATTTGTAAAACTGCCACCCTTTCGCACCAATCTGTTGACAAGCACGTTCTTGATAATACTGAGAATTACCGTTTATGATAATTTCAGTTTGAAACACTCGGCAAAATCCATCACCGACTGGATAAGTGTATACTACCCGCACGTGGCCGTTTGCGGCATGGTATTTTGACCACCAATCCACTGTTTCCCCATTTTGCGTTTGATTCAACGCAATAGCCACAGCTTGGATTAAAAGTTGTTCATCTTCAGCTTCTAACCTATTGCCCCAACTCCAAGCAAATGCCTGTGAGCTAGACAACAGTAAACTAATTATGAACAACTTCCCAGCGGCCGTCAAATTTTTGGCAAGCGATTCCACGTTGAGGTACTGCCTTTCCGTTTAGGTTAATGTAATAAACATACTCACCACAATTCTGTGCAATGCCTGCTTTTTTAATTACAAGCCGATCAACTTGATTGTCCGAGCATACCATAACTTCTTTAGTCTTTTGACTAAGGATGTTGCCACTGCTATCACGTGTAGCTACTGTTTCACTACGCAGGTCGCAAAATTGTTCACTTGGCGGACGATGCGGGGTTGAGCTACAACCTGACAGCAAGCCTATGACTATGAACATACAGATGATCAATAGCCACATGTACTCTTTTACACGATATGGATGCATTATTGCACACTGGCGTGTTTAGCATCATACCGTTCAGCAAGCGACTGTACATCGGCTTTGCTAATCTTGAGCATGATAAAGGCACGATAGTTGTTCTGCTCTGGATTGTAAACAACCAGCTTACGATCAACACCGTATGTACGCAATACAGTATCTGTAATTTTGTTTACGATAACATCGCTTGCGCCACCACTACCGACGGGATTGCTAGGATTGCCTGTTTCTTTGTACGTGATGTTGGTGTTGTTATTCATTTCACCTGCAACACGATCTGCAATCTTAGCCTTGGCTTTTAAGGTTGCTTTCTTTACAGCCATTTCCATGCTTGGACTAACGTCTTCTGCAACAGCGTAATACATGCCTTCGGTATCCCAAGGCTTATACCATGCTTTGGCCTGTGTACCCACATCCTCGTGATCCAAATACCAAGTAGGCACTCGTTTCTCTGTGGTATTCTCCGTTTTAAGTGTAGTCATACCCGAACATGCAGTAAGAGCTACAACTATCGGAACTAACATAAACTTCTTCATAACTAACTCCTGTGTGTGTGTTAATGTGTATATAGTATAACACGGTTTTACCTGTGTGTCAACTATTATCTGCGCATTTTGGAAATATCAACTGCTTCCTCGTCCGAAAAGACTGGAACAGCATTTGACTTGTGCATAGTAGCAATACCCTTGACCTTGGTTCCTGTGTAGACTTTTGGAGCGGGCAATGTTGCCGATCCGCCGCCGGTATCTCTACTAGGAATATGGGCTGTAGTATTACGGCCTTCTGGAATCTTCAAACTGTAAGAGCTACTCAAAGATGGCGCACTCATAGCACGTTTCTTCTTTTTGTCTTCAGCTTCAATTTCCCATTTCTTTTGGAGAGCTTTCCAAGCCTCATCCAATTCACGAGCCTTCTTAGCATGTTCGGCAGATGCAAACTTTCGTTTACTTTTCTTCTTGCCTGTGGTGCTGAGCCAAGGCCCTTCCAAATGCATACTCATTTTATACAGTTACAGTTTCAGTAACGGGAACATCTACGTGTACTTCACGTAGGGCCATAACTTGCTCTACCAGTTTCTTGTTCAAACCAGTAAATCGGGCAATAGTACCATCCGGCATAATTTTGAGCGATCCTGCAACTGCCCAAATTTGTTTACCACTAACATCGATACCTGCTAACTTGCGTACTACGCCGTTAACGATACCTTGTGAGGTAATTTTACCAATATTCCAATGATACGTGCCGTTGTTGCCGGACCAAATTTGCTCATCGCTACTATTAGTCTTGCAAAACTGCTTTACTGCCTTGATCGTAAGATCTGCGTTCATATACTTCTCCTGTGTGTTAAAAAAATGTACTACAGCTATAGTATATGGTTTTATCTAGCAGAAGTCAATAGTCAGTTTTACCAAAATGTTTTTGGGTAAATATCATGGGAGGATATAACTATGTCCAAATTACTAACAGCATTATTAACTGTAACCGCTTTATCCGGATGTGCTTGGTTAACTCCGACAGCACCGTTTGATTCAGCAGAATACAGCGCAGTAAACAGGATCTATACAGATTCCGTGTGGTATAAATCGGATTGTGGAGATCAAGCTCTTTCCAAACAGCATTTCTTTGATCTAAAGAAAGAATCGCAGTTTTTGGTAAACTATAGTAAAGATCTGCCACGCAATGATATTACTATCGGAATGACCCAAAATTTGGATAAGATTATTGACGAAGCATACAAGGCTTACCAATCAAACGAGCCTCGCTCAAAGTTCTATTGTGGTCTTAAAATGGACGCAATTACAACTGCCGCGGGAACAATTAAATCAGCAGTAGCACAACGTAGGAGACCATAATGGACCCAGTACAACAATTAATGAGCCTAATCGGCTATCCAGTAGTAGGTGGACGTAGCCAGCAAGCAGTCCAAATTGCCCAAGCAATTCAAGCAGGCCAAATTAGCAAACAAGAAGCCGCAGAATTATTAGGTGATTTAAAAACACAAAATGATATTGAATCGCAGGCTAACACACTACAAGAGCATGTAGCCTTTGATCAAGCATTAAGTGGTTTAATCACTGTAGTCAGCGGAATGGCCTAAGCACCGTAGAGCTTTTTACGCTTGTCGAGTGCTTCTTGGCAATGGATGCAACGTTTAACGCCTTTGATTGCTTCTCTTCGGGCTAACGGAATTGATTCTCCGCAGTCCTCGCATTCTTCTAAACTAGGCTCTAACGCCTGTTTTTGAAGTTTGCGCTGAACTTCGGCAACCGCGTTCATGTGCATGTGGATGGAATGAAGTTGAGCCATTTCGGCTTCTTCTTCATTGTTATATTCAAAATCGTCTGGTGTGGTGCTCATAGGAAATATTATACATAAACAAAATGGGGTTGTCAACCCCATTTTTCACGATATTTAAATAATGCCATTTGGCGAGCTAGGAACAATCTCCACCGCACCTTTTCACTAATACCGTCTTCGTGTTCTATCTTATTAAGGTCACGTCTACGATATCCTGTAGCCAAATCTTCATCTTGTACAAAAACATCGTCATTGTCATCGATGAGTAAGAAATAAGTTTTTCTATGCGGATTAGATCTGAACAGCTTTGGTTTGGGTATCCGAGACTTTGCAAGGGCTGGACCGTTTGGTGTCGCAGTCGGGTGTTGGACATCGTAGGCTAAATCGTTCGATTTCGTATTTGCCAGGCTTGTCGTTGCGATCATAGTGATCAGTGCTGTGAACACTACTAAGTGTCGCATAATTTGTCCTCATTAACATAATACACCCTCCTTGTGGGTCATACTATAATAACGCCTTTGACAGTAAGAAAGTTTACACGTTTGGACAAAAAGAAACCCGCCGGAGCGGGTTCTGCTATTTTGGATGACAAGGTATAACTACCTCGCAAGAGCGGTTTCTTAGGCCGCTAGTTCGAACGCGAAGTCGTTGCTAGCAACTTCTTCTACGCTGAATGTCTTGAATTCAAATGTTTTTGCATTTGTAGTTTTTGCTTCTACGGCCGGGAAACCCCAACCCTACGGCTTCTGCTTTGCCGAGCTGTCCACTTCAATACTCTTTGCCCTGTCGAAACCAATGCACCCCCACCTAAATATACCTTATACACTTAGGTGGAGGTGGGCGGGGTCGAACCGCCGTCCAGAACACTTTTTTCTCTGCTTCATACAGCAATAACTTATACTATACTATCTTTTGACAAGCCCGTCAAGATGATCCTTGCCCAATCTCAACTAGACACGCTACGCGAGTACGCTTTCCGGGTACTGTATTTAAGCGGCTGGGAACTGTCTTACACCAGGAATGGTACTTAAATCCTTCAAACCAGGAGTAAAGTTTGCATCATTGATCATATAAGCAACTTGATTAGCTGGCTTCTTGGCTACCTCTATACCGTAACCGGCATAGTAACTAACGTGTATCCAAAGTGCTCCGCTAGTGTGACATTCTAATAGTAATTGGTCAAATGGTAAGTTATCACGCATCCATTTAGCTCTGTTAATATACTCACTAGATGGCACTTTGTGAAACTGTACGTCCATTGCTTGTCCTGTTCCGTGTTGACTTTGATTTTCACCTTCGCGGAACGTGTTTGTTATAAATGCATCTGGATACTGTGCTTTGAGCGGTTCCCAAATATTAGCGGCTAGGTTAGCCATGTTTGTTACAATTTGCGGAACTGTTAAACCTTTTTGTGCCTTAACATTGTGATTAGGAAACGTAACTTTACGAATCAATGTTGCCATTGTTGTGCCGTTTGGTGTTAACTGTAGCGTATCAGGAACTGGTGCAGTTACATTAGAAAACTGACTCAACTGAATTGTAGTACTTGTGCCTGTAAATGCACTTGCCGCACTATCGATACCTGTGGTGTCAGAGGCCGCGGCCTTGGCACTTTCGTATTCTGCTTGTGTAATAATACCAGCCGCAACTAACCCCTGTTGTGCTTTATCTGCGGCTTCTGGTCCTTGACTAAAGAATACATCATCCAAATGTTGGTTGGCTAAACTAGCCGCGGCTTGCGCAGGGCTATCACCTGGTACATCATAAAGGACAACAGGAACACCGTTAACAATAACGTTGTCTGATTTGTACAAGTCGTTAAGACCTGCATTTCCTGTCCTAGCTTGTGAGGTTCCGGATACTATCCACGGTGTTGCCATAATTATTCCTTAGTTAAAGTATTATTTAACCAGGGCGATTCCTGTGGTGCCTTCTACATATTGATCAGCCGCATCTTTCTTGCTAGGAACTACAAAAAACACGTGATTACGCTGTAGTGTAATCTTTTCTGAGTTACCTAAAAACACCCAAGGAATCATGCCTAAACCGCCTTGACCCATTGTTAGTGCTAACGGACGACTAATTGTAATTGTGTCCTTATCTTCTGATTCTAAACGTGCAATAAGTTCATCACCGTTTAAAATTTTAATACTTACGACATCGCCTGTCGCCATTGGTTTGCTAATTAACATAATTTCCCTCTTTGTCTATTTCTTGCCAAGTATGGTCTCCCATATACTTGACTCTTGTTATATATTCGTAGTCCTCTGGAGCACTACTGGACCAATCATCCGGCCCGTTTTGTGTTAGTAAGGTATGTTGCTTTCGCTTGTCCCATACTAACCAATACTCTTTCCCCATTACTACTTGAAACTGATAAACTGCTCCATGAACAGCATCAGTAACTTCTAACCTACGTTTAATCTGTTGTGCTTGTTTTTCTAATACCTTAACCAGTTCCATGATACGATCATATTCCTGCTGGGCATACATCCTAGCATGATTGATCATTAGATCTTTTTGTTTAGTAACAGGTATTAGATCAAAACTTACACTTCCTGCTTCTGTAGCATAAGGAGTAACATTCCTATTTAAAAACGGAATGAGTGCTCCTGTACTAGTCGAGTCGTAGCTGTTACGCCCCTTCAGAAGGTTGGACATATTCCCCCACCATTGGAAAGATTTTACTAATGACTTCTGCGCAGGCACGGGCAATTTCCATGTGTTCTTTCTGTGTACCATTGCCCGAACGTAGGCTAATAAAGTGTACCCAGCTACGTAAGGTACCATTCATATACATACGACTTACTGTAAGTCCTTCTGGTAGAACAGCACGAGCTTGTTCTTTAGCAATGCCGTTCTTGATAGCCCAAGAATATTCCTGCTTGACTGCAAACAGTACACGCTTCTGCGCACGTTCCCATTCGTAGGCTAGGTTACGTTGTTCTTCGTCAGACATGTCAAAGTCTACGCTGTTCTGTCTATTTTTGGTATCCTGGAATCTTGCCTCTCGTATAACAAACGCATCATCGAGCTCTGCCGTTGGGTCAGCGTAACGTTGGGAAAACTCCTGAAAAGAAAAGCTTCTGTGTCGCAGGATTTGTCTAGCAATATCTCTTGTGGTTGTGATTTCGCAACAGACTGAGACCATCTCAAGAGGACTCCAGTGTTGGTGTTTGACAAGGTATCGTATGAGTTTTTCGGCTGTTTCTGTATTGAACTGGTTGGCTGGATTGGACACACGGGCGCAATACGCAATGAGTTCCTGCGCATCATCGATGCCCATAGAAGCAAATTCGTCTGTTGGTTTAGAGTAGGACAGTAGTTTAACATTCATTATGATATCTTTCTAATAGCGTTGGTAATTTGGCTTGTTTCAGTTTTGCGTCGATTGTTTTCTCTTTCTAATAGAGAAACTTTTCCATTTAATATTTTGATAACTTGTTCTAGTCTTGCTAGTCTATCTTCAAGTTGTTTCATTTTCTTTTCGTTTGGATCAATCATCTTTTTTCTCCTCGTGGCATAAAGCTTCTAGAAGTTTGTAATGATCGTAGGCTTTTTTAAGAGCTTCAAACTTTTCTAGTTTAGCAGGATCTGGTACAAGTATAGCAAGACGCTTGTTAATATCTTCTAATGTCTTGGCAATACTAACACCTTTAATCTTAACATCGCCATCGAAGTTAGCTTCGCCTGTTACTTGTAGACTAGGATGAGATCCAGTAGTTCCGTTAGAAGTAGTAATGTTCCCCCAATTACTATAACCAGTGCCGCCTGCGGTAATAGAATAAGACGACGGCACGGTTAAGCTACTATATGTACTAGCAGTAGTACTAATAGTAATAGTGCTACCACCCAATCCGCCGGCATTAACTGGTGAGCTTACTTTTGAGTTCACTAAAACCGCCAATTAGTTCTCCATCTAAAAATATTTGAGGAACTGTGCGAGCTGTCGGAACTGCTTCTAACAAATCCTCTTTGGTGTATCCGTCACCAATTTTCTTTTCTTCAAAGGCAATGCCTTTTTGTTTTAACAATGCCTTTGCCTGATCGCAATAGGGGCAGTTGTACTTACTCCATACTGTAGCTTTCATTTCTTTTCCTTCTTATAATTCTGGTAGTTCGTCGTAACTAACATTGTCGCTCATTACACCGATAACATAGTTAGTTGATTCATTTTCTTGAAGTGCTGTTTGCTTCTTATTGATATTCACATGTTTGTTAAACCACGGAATAGGACTTGATCTCGGATGTTCATCCGCATACTTGATGCCAATTTCTTTTAAACGTGTAAACGCGGTGTAGTCAACAAAGTCTTTTAGAATAGTAGCATTAAGACCAATAACAGGACCTTTGCTAAACAAGTACTCTGCCCAGGCTTTTTCTTCACGAATAACATCTAAGTACATTTGATATACTTCGTCAGCGCACTCAGTTTCTAACTTAACAAAGTCGGGATCATCTTTCTTAACATTGTTGATCAACCAAGCGGTCCAGTCTGCGTGTAGAATTTCATCTTGTAGAATTAAACTGATAATGTTACCATTACCAATGTAAATCTTGTTTTCAACCATTGCTAATGAGGTGGCAAATGAAACCATGAAGCGGAGTGCTTCCAATGCATAGCTCGCGTGTAGTGCCAACCAAATCGCTTTCTTGTGATCGTGCGTAGCAATTTCTTCGCCCAATTCTTTACGGCAGTTAAGTATGTGTAAATCTTCATAGTAACGTCCTATGTTAGCGGCCATGTCTACAATTTCGGCAGTATCATGGATTTTGTTAAACTCTTCTTTAGGTACGCCATACACGTTACGAATAATGTGACTGTATGACTTACTGTGAATGTTAGTTTCAAAGAAACTCCAGTTGCTAACAAGTGCTTCTAGTTCCGGGATTGAGATGACCGGGCTGAATACTTGATTTGGCGCACGACCTTGAATGGAATCCAAAGCAGTCTGGCGCAACAGATTAGAAGTAAAAATATGTTTAACTGCATCTGACGCATCCTTATGATCCATCTTGTCTTTGGTAAGACTAATTTCTTCTGGTACCCAAAAGAAGCCACGTGCTAGTTCTTCAAATCGTGCTATTTTAGGATACTTAACTTCTTCAAAACGTTGTACTGTGACTGGACCTGCTGGATCCAAAAACATCTTACGCTTTAGGTAGTTTGTTTGTTTTGATAAGTTATATTGTTCTTTGCTCATAGTTTACATGCCTCGCAGTCATCTTCATCAGTATATATCGTAATAGGTTCACCTGGGATAACAGGACTGGCTATAGAACCATTTACGTGGGTGCCTGTAACACTTACTTTGGCCCCTACTTTATTGATTAAACTATAGTATATAGTCTTTATGCCCCACTTGTAAGCCAACATTAAGTTTTTGGCTATCAGTGTACCCGGAACTTTACCTTCTGCAAAATATGCGGGGTTGTAAAACGTATTAGTACTTAAACTTTGATCAATGTATGCGGCTAAGACGGCGGCTGTTTTTAAGTATTCAACACAGTCCTTTTGATCCCACATTAACTGATAGCGATTCTTTAACTTACGATATTCTGGTACAACCTGTACAAATGAACCTGCTTTAGATTCCTTCACAGAAATCATTTCCATCGGCATTTCAATTCCGTTGGTGGAGTTTAGAACAACAGAGCTAGATTCTACAGGCGCAACTGCCATCAATGTAGCGTTGCGAATACCATGTTCTTTCATACGACCACGTAGGCCTTCCCAATCTAAGTTAGCGCATGGGGTAAAGTCAGTTAATTCGTTTACTCCAGGACTACGGCGTTCCCATGGAAACACACCTTTACCATAATAGGTAAATTCACTACGAGCACATGCTCCACGTTCTTGAGCAAGCTCTACACTCATCTCAGTTAGGAAGTATGCTTGGTGTTCTGCCCACTTTTTAACTTCTGCAAGTGCATCTGTTTCGCCATATTTGAAACTACGTTTAGCATGCCAGTAGGCTAAGTTAGTAATACCAACACCTAGAGGTTCAAAGTCTTCGTTAGCCAGCTTACTTTGGATACTTAAGAAGTCTTGATAGTTTAATAAGTTTGATAGCGAGCGTACTAGCACACGGCAAGCCTTGCGCATCTGTTGAGGATTACTAAACGCACCCCAATTTATTGAGCCAAGAGTGCAAAGAGCAATGCGTCCCTCTGGATCTTCAATTCTCTGGAAAGGACGGGTGGGTAAAAGTATCTCCTGGCATAGGTTTGATTGATATATGGGATCAAGTGTTGTATCAAACGGACCTTGGTTAATGACGTTGTCGATATTGACAAGATATATGCGCCCAGTATCAGTACGTTCTTTAAGGATTCCGTTTTTGAATACTTCATCTGCCGATACAACTTTTTTCTTCTTTGTCTTGTCTTGTTCATACTGTGTGTACAATCTTTCAAATTCTTTACTATCTCTATAATATGCTTGATACAAGTCCGGAACTTGGCTTGGATCAAACAATGTAATCATTTCGCCATTGCGATAACGATTCCAGAACATCTTGTTAATAACGACACTATAGTCCATTTGACGAACACGAGTTTCTTCAGTACCTTGGTTATTCTTTAGAACAATAAAGTCTTCAAACTGTGCATGCCAGATGGGAATAGTAACTGTACATGATGCATTACGAATACCGCCTTGTGAACATGAACGCAAGTCGGCGAACCATTTCTTTAGAAACGGAATTAGTCCGGTATGTTTAATTTCTCCATTGCGGATAGGACTTCCTAGAGGACGGATTCGACCAATCTCTAAACCAATGCCAGCACGTTTACTAGCATACTTGGCCATCATCTCTCCGGCCGCAAAGATTGAGTCTAGTGTGTCGTCACTACTAATAAGAACACATGAACTAAATTGCTTAGTAGGTGTCCCAAGACCGGCCAACACAGGAGTAGCAAGAGTAAAGTGACCATCACTCGCGCACTCGTAATATTCTTTAACATATTTTAACCTCTTATCATGTGGTTCATTGTGAAACGCTGTGGCCGCCGCAATAGCATAACGCACTTGTGGTGTTTCATAAATTTGTCCAGTAGCACGATTTTGCACTAGATACTTTTCAGCCAACTGAGCAATGGCCGCATAGGTGTATTCTTCATCTTTATGATGATCAATGAATAGATCAATAATGTCCCATTCTTCTTTTGTGTACCAATCTAGTAGCTCTGGAGTGTACATACCTATACCAATATTTTTACATACTATGTCGTATAGTTTAGGTGGGTCATATGTTCCGTAGACGCTCTTACGTAGCATAGACACTTTTTGTCTGCCTGCTACGTATTGATAATTTACATTATTGATTTCTGGATTTTCTTCTTCATCGATCAAGTCTACCATTGCTTTTAATAGTAACTCGTCGATTGTTTCGGTAGTCATACCGTCATGCAATTCGATCTGTGCTTTGATTTCAATCATAGACGGACTTACACCATCTATACCTCTACAACCAAATGCTACCTGTCTCTGTATTTTGCTAATGTCTAGTGGGACTTTCTCTCCACTGCGTTTAACAACTGTGATCATTCTTCACCTATCTTATAATTATATTGTTTTTTAAGGGCAAGACGCCCTTAAAGGAATTCTGTTTGCTGGAGTTGATATTTACCTTGGGCGTTCTAAGGTAACTAGATTTTCAAGCCTGTATAAACTCGGTATATTATCCGCAGTAACTACTTCGCCGTCTTTAAAATTCAAAACCATATGCTCATCTATATACACTACATTATACAGTCTGTTGTGTTCTTGGTCAACTAGAGTTTTGATTTCTATCTTCGAATCTTTGAAACGATTTGTTAGTAATAGGGTATAGCCCATCATGAGGCTTAAGGTAAAATCATCGTACTTATTATCTACTAAGATTTCCCACGGGGTAGGCCAAGCCCGCTGATGGTAAGGATCAATTTTTGAGTTGTAGGGGACGGTGGGTGCGTCCATCCAAAGATTAGCGACATCTTTCAAAGGATCTGTTGCAGATTCAAGGGATTGTCTAAATTCAGCCCACAGAGATAACCGGTCGTCCGGCATTAGTTTAAACATGCTTAATAAAGCTGGTTATATTCAAATTCTAAGAATGTTGTTGTTGCAGGAACCAACGCACTGATTGTAAATGCGTTAGACGAAGTTGACACAGTTGCAGTAAACAAGATGCCGCCATCTGACGGACCTGTATAACTGAACGCATCTGTAACCACAGGAGTTGTACTGTTGGTAACAACTGAAAGATCACCTCTACGTGTAACCCCCGTAGTTACTTGTGTTGCAACATAAGACATTTTAACCAGTTGATCTGATTTAGTCTTTGCTACGGTCAACACAGGTTGATACACTACAGAATCAGGAACCAAAGTAGTTGCTTTCACAGTTCTACCTTCTAAGAAAGTTGGACCTATCACTGTAGGCAACATTACTGTTGCTGTATTTGTTGTTGTATTGTTTTCTTCAAATCTAAAAAAATAATCATTAGCACTTGTGTTGCCTGGAGTGTAGTAACCTAATACTTCATACCATTGACTTGCTTCTGTTGTTAATTTGTTACCGCAGTTAAGGAACTCGTTGTTTGCGCTGTTGATGTATGTTGCTACGTTGTTTGTATTAGTACCAACAAAGATTGCCTGTGCATAAACGTTTTCAAATCTATTACCTTGAATCAACACGTGCTGTGGACCAATACTAGTTGGAGTAGAGTACGGAGCGGCTTGACTTGTTAGGTTATAGGCAAAGTTAACAGCAACAGTCATGTTGCGGAATTCGTTATTGCGAATATAGATATCAGTGCTATCGTAGTTTGATGCAACGCCACTACTTAAATTATCAAAGATACAATTTTCAATTTTTAAATTCTTAGTAGTAGTCGCTCCAAGTCCTCTAATCTCAACACCAACTACGCTGTCGTTAATTGGAGTTGTGTTAGCACCTTTGAATTTAATGTTTTTAATTTCAGCGTCAAGTACACAGTCTGCTTCAATAAGACCCTGTTGACCTTGTTCAGCTAATGGGTTATCATAGCGAATGGTCATTCCCTCTACGGAGATACTTTGAGGTTGACGTATACCGCCTTGAATTGTAAAATCGTTTTGATAGGTTAAATGTCCCTGCGCACTTAGTCCGCAGAACTGCATGATTGCACTACCTGTATTCAATTGGCGAATGATTGTTTTATCAATACCATCACCTACGATAGTAGCGTATGGTGGAATATATAAGGTACCTGTAATCAAATAAGTACCTGCTGGAATTCTTAAAGGCTTTCTGTTAATAACAGTTGCGGCATCTGTATTTGCATACAGTTCTAATATAGCTCGTTGTAGTGCTTTTGTGTCGTCTGCTACACCGTCGCCTACTGAACCAAAATCACGTGTAGTAACATAGTCATCTAGTTTAGCTTGTAGTGTACGGATAACAGGAAAGTTTGTTATGCCTGTTTGAATAACTGGATTATTCTTAGCATACTGATAAGATTCTAATGCAAATAGATTTCCGTCTGAAATACTATTCATTGTTAAAATTTCAGTGTTGCCTACAGATGGTGCACCGTCACCGCTTGGAGGTGCCGCTGTGCTACCATTACCAATATATAGTTTCTGAACGTCAGTGGACCAAGCAAATTCGCCCGCAGATAGCTGGGGAACGCCTGTGATTAACTCTTGGCCACGTCTGACCTGAATTTTCGAGATTTGAAGGACCGCCAATTTAATTCTCCTGTATCAGTTATTTATCGTACCAAACACGTTTGCCATCTACCAATTTCCAGCTTTTTCCACTGCATCCGTTATCTACTATTACTTTTCCACGGTTATTTTCATAAGGCGGTAAAGGAGGCATATTGGATCGTCTAATTCTCCATCCTTTTGATTGTTTTTGAAACATTGGGCTGTTAGGATTGTTAAGTGCAGTAGGAGCGGCTTTATCAACACCGTGTTCCTCGCACCATTTAGATATGTTTTGTACGTATGTTTCGGTAGGATCATCTATGCGGCTAACATACCACCCTTTAGTACGATTCTCAGCTTGTTTTGCATGCCATTTGTCTTTTTCGTGTTGGGTTAGAGATCTATACCAGTTAGTTGTACCTTCCATCTTATAGTTACTACGGTCAATCTTATCATACTGTATAAACTTACTGCGATCGCCGCCCGTGCCACCTTCTACTAGATTGTAGCTCATAGGATCGCTAGTAGCGTTTGTTGTGCTAATCCAGTATTGTTCACGTAAATTTAGTTGTTCTTCGCTACTGCAAGTTTCGATAACTTCTTTAACAAAGTTTTCTTGACCATACTTAGCGTATGCTTGTTTGAGGATTTTACCTGATCCCATATAGTTAGGATCGCGACCGTTAGTTTTACCTATGTACCAGCGACCGTTGAGTGTGTTTGTTATCTTGTAGATGTGCATACAGATATTTATTAGATATCTGTAATATAGGCATTATATTACCAGCCGCGCCAGTGTGGGGTCAAATAGGGTAATGATACTGTTGATAGTTTTTCGTTAGGAGCACACACCATGTTTTGCCCGTCATCTGTAATAAACCAATGACTGTATTCTGGTGCAATTTCGTTAACTACTGCTTTAATGGTTTCGTGTATATAAGAACCAGCACAGTTATTGTACTCAACCCATAACCAGGGACGATGTGTTCTTATTGTATTTGCCGCACCTCTAAGGGCGTTAGGCTCGTATCCTTCTACGTCCAGTTTAATAAAATCTACCTTAGGTAAATTTAAACTGTCAATAGTAACCATTTGGGTTAGATTAGGATTAGTGTAGTCAAACTCTGCTACTTCTGAATCCACTGATACAGAACCATAGTCGTCTACTTGTTTATAGTTAACATCGGGCATACGAACAACGCCAACTGTATCGCCCAATGCTTGATTATATACATGAACGTTATATAAGTCATTGATAGCTACTGTACCAGCAAGTGCGTAGAACAGACGTTTTTGAGCCTCAAATGATAAGATTCTGGTCTGTTTACCTTCCAGTTTACGTGCTAATGGCACAGTTACAAAGCCAATATTAGCACCGCCGTCAATTACTACAGCATCATCAGGAAGACTATCTATAATCATATACATACGATTTAGCTCATCTTCAATATGTGTGCGTTTAGTTTGTTCTAGTGCTTCACCTTGAAACTTGCAGTATTGATTTACAACAAACTGTCCGTAGTCGCTTTCGTAGATCTTAAAGTCGCTCATATTTCTAAATACTCTCCATCCGGTCCTGGATGTCCACCATCTGCTTCTACACCATAGTTTGCGTGTACAAAAATCTTTTCAACTGAATTATCTTCAATACCTAGTTTATGGAATTCTTCTTTTACAATATAAAATGCAGTAGCACCCCATTGGTCGCAACCATACAATTCGTAGCCCTTCTCGTTAGCCATCTTTGTGATGCTTTCTAGGCTAGAACCCATGTAGCGTGTACCGTTCCAAACATAGTCTGCGTTGTAAGGAGGTACTGCTAATGTGCCAGGGGCCTTAACACCGTTGTATTCAATAAACACAACACGTGGACGATATTCTAATGCTTTCCACAACCAATAGTCCATTCCATCAACATCGATACTTAAGAAGTCAAATTCTTTAGGGCAGTTACCTTGTGCAAATACTTGATTGATATTTTCTGCTGTGATAAAACTTTTTACAACCTGCACAGGGTAGGTCATACAGTTAAACACTATTTGATGATACTGATGTTCATCGCATTCGATGTAGGTTGCCGACCAGCCGTCCTGTTTAACTATTTTTGATGTATGATCATCGTAAAAGTTATAGACGCCAAATTCTACACAATGCTTGTTTGTTGTGCCAATTTTATTAAAGACATCATCGATGTTTGGAATTAGACTATATTGATTCATTTTTGTAGTAAGTAGTATTCTTCGACTTTGTTAAGCCAGAGGTCTTGATACTTATTGAAGTCTTTGGGCTCGAGTCTAAATTCTTGATATTGGAAATCTCTTGAACACATAAACACAACACCTTTTCGAATGTCTGTTCCATATACTTCGTTGTGTGCAAGGATATAGGCCATTAGTTGTAAGTAGTAATCTTCAATCCATTCTGCTTTCTTAGGCTTATTGGTTTGTTTATGATCCATTACTGCTGGCTCGCCTTCGTGTACACCTACTAAGTCTGTAGTACCCGAATACAATCCCGGAAAGTATAAGCTCTGCTCCATTGCCCACACTTCGTTTACTTTAGACAGTCCGTTAGCAATAATAACATCAGCCATTTTGTTAGCTTGTACGTGTACAGCATTATTACCGGGCTGTCTTTCTAATCCACACAAGAAACGTTCTAGGTTGCCGTGCATTGCAGTACCAACACCTGCGGCTTCTGTTGTAATTTGTTGTGCTTTTGCATGTCCTATACGATCACGCCACTCATTAAGAGCAGTCATGTCTTTAGTAGCACTTAGAATAGTTGTAACACTAGGGAGGCTTTCGCCATCTGGAGTTTGGTAAACACGTTTTCTAGTTATAGGATCGTTTACCTGTTTGCAGTTTTTGTATTGATACCGCTCTACAAATGGCGGTGCTGTTATAAGGTCCATCCCTTATTATACTTTCTTTTAATTACCTTTTGCAACCACGTTGTGGGCCATTTGGTCTACTGATTTACCAGAAGAGGTATTTGGTGTAAGATTTTGCTCTTGATCTTCTGAACCAACTTTAGTTTTTAATTTGATGCTTTCGCTATCCCAGCTTCTAACAAGAGTTTTTAAGTCTTTGTTTTCTGGTTTCTTTAACAAGCTATCAAGCGAATCATAGTTTAATTCGCCTAATCCTTGTGAGTGCATGAAGTTGATTAGTTCTGGATCGTTGTAGGGAATTTCGAGTGGCTGTCCTGCATTATCAGCCACTCCAATTTTGTTACGAAAGAACTCAGCAATCGTATCAGCAACATCATTGATTGCTTCAAATAAACGCATTGATTAACGAGTGCCTAAGATCTTCATTAGACGATCGCCACGCTGGATGCTTTCACGAATCACTGACTCGCGCATTTCACGTGATGTAGCGGCATCAGCAGAAGCAAATTCATCTTCACCACCCATTCCTGGCTCTTCCATTCCTGGCTCTTCCATTCCTGTGTCCATGCCCATGTCGCCTGTTTCTGGAGGCATACCCATTGTTTCTGCGCCAGCTTGTTCATTAGCTAGGTTAGTAACAGCACCGCTGATTGTTTCACGTGCTTGACGTAGTGAATCTTGTGCTTGTTGTAGAGCACCTTCAACTGTGCTCTTGAATGCTTCTGCCATTTCGGGGCCAAAGTTTGATTTAATGCTGTCTGACAATTCAATCATAGACTTAGTTTGGTATTGACCAACACGTTGCATCCATGATGTAAAGTCGTTAACCATATCGATACCTGCTGTAACGTCTTTGGCTTTTTCTTCCTTGTCTTCGTTGATCATACGAACAACAGTTTGAACTAGACTTTCTTTGACTTTCTTTTTACCAATAGCGGCACTAACTTTAGCACGGCGATTCTTTAAGTACTTGTCGGATTTAGTATTTGACTTACCATCGTTATCGACATCGTCATCTTCTTGACCTACTGGATCAAGAGCTTCTGTTTTTGCTTTCTTCTTGGTAAGGTCATTTTTACCTTTACCATCGGCGGCAAATGCTGGCACGCTCTTACCATTGATTTTCTTCATTGGTAGTTTACCTTCTTGCATTTGACCTTCGAACATACCTGAACATTCGTATGGCATACCGTTGTTTAGTTTTGCGTGAGTGTGGTGTACTCCGCCACGACCCATGTTAACAGTTCCGCCGCACTTTTCGCATTCTGCTTTGTGGTGCATAGCTACTTCTAACATACCATTGTGATATGCTTCTGCACATTTTTGTGCGTGATAGTGAGCCATGTGATGGCCTTCCATACCTTCATTTGTTTTTGTTTTTTTGTTCATTTTTTTACCCTTGGCGATGTTTGTAGCGACGGCATACATTTCTTCCTCACCGCCTTTGAATTCTTGACCTTTTAACTTTTTAACAGTTTTTTCTTTCTTAGCTTTTTCTGCAGAGCTTAGTTTACGTTCTGCAATAGCTGTTTTTAATTCGGCAATACTTTCACCTAACATTTCCTTAATCTTTTGATTAAGCATATTAAGCATATACTTGTCACGTTGGTAAGCTTCATCATTTAACAAAGAGTTAAAGTTTGCCTGTGTTTCAGCGTGATAAGTTTTACTACGTAATACGTTACGATAGTCTTCTAATTGCTCTCTGGTGTACTTATCAAAGTTGACTTTGACGCCAAATTTTTTGTACATTGTTTCGTTAAGCTGTGAAGCTGTAACTGGTTTAGAAAGGTCGTTTGTGTTCATGTCAGTATTCCAAAAATCCGATAATGTATTTATTTCCGTTTATCAATTTAACGAAGCCTTTTAAGTTGGTTATACGCACTTAAAATGCTAGATTTGTATTGGTCTTTTTGATGTTTGGCTATTGCGGCCTTGTTGTACAGCAAGTCTGCACGATCAGGATCTTTGCGTTTTTCACATACTCTAGCACCGTGTAGGCTAGCTTCTTCATCAAATCGTTTAAAACCAAACCACTTGTCGTTTTCCAACAGCGCATGATCTAATTGTTTGCCCAACGCTAGATTGTTAGCAACTATGATAGCAGACTCTGGCATGTTAATAGGGCCCAGGAATGCATTATTACCTTTGGCAATATAAAAGCCGTCATCTTTTTTAACAATACGAAATTCACCTACTGTTACAGAACCATCTTTGTTCTTAGCAGGTACGACAAAGCCCTTGCCCTTAAGATCACTGCGGACCTTAGTGGCTAGATACTTTACATCTTCAAATAGTTTGGGAGTTAGATTTGTCATCATGGCGTAATAGTAATCGTTTACTATCATTACTTATTTCATACACGCCCTTACGTACAAGGGTCTGAGCGATAACATGGTCTCTATTGTAGAGATTGCTTATAGAAATTTCTTTAGGATGACTGTTAACAAACTTGCTTTCTTCGTTTGTTAGAATGATTGCTGGAGAGTCAACTAAGTGATGAATACGCATTACTTAACTCCACCTGTTGCACCAGTACCGCCTGCGGCGCCTGAGCCGCCGGATGATGCTTGAATACTTTGTCTGTCAGCGGCTTGTGCATCTTTTTCTGCATCTTGCGCTTGTTGTTGTGCTTGTGCTTTTTGTACGTTTTGTAGTACACCAATCATGCTGTTTTTATCTAACGCAATAGGAGCACCTAACTGTGGGTTGTCAAGTTCAACAGAGTCTTTGTTGTTCTGTCCATTGACTGATTTTACTGTAAAATTGCCAGGAAGTTTTCCTAGACCAAATGCATTTTTCTGATCAGGAGTTAATGCTCCTTGATTTGGAATGCCCATGGCTTTTGTTATTTGATTCATCGGCAAACTACCAATGCCTTTTGGATTGGCCAATATTTTTTGGCCTTGCGAGCCTGCCGCACTAATTGATTTTTGTATTGCACCTAGTGGAGTTTTAGCGGCTTGTCCAACAGCTTGTCCTGCTTTGGCAATACCTTGACCTGCGGCTTGTACACCTTTAACTGCGGCATTACCAACGGCGGCCGCACCTCTAGCTAGACCTCCAACAGCCGCACCGACTGCTGGTAAGAATTCATCTACACGATCTTCAACTAGTTCGTTAATGCGCATTTAATGACCTTTGGTTAAAATCACAGCTAATAAACTTAACACGCCTACGATAACTGTGCCGGCGGTGCCAATTAATACCTTAATGGTATTCAGCTGACCTTTTTCAATAATTTCTTGCAAGGTACTAATTTTACCTTCAACGCTAGTCAAGCGTTTTTCTAGAGCATCATATCGTTGTGCGCATAGCTCAACGTGTGCTTCAAGGTTCTCTTTTTCAATATCTGTTGGTTTCGACATTTAGGTTATCTCCAAAATAATATGTCTTGTAACGTTGCCTAAATGAGCCTAACTATAGTGTTTTTGAACTTTGTGTCACTGAGATCGAAAATGGATCTATCAGTATTTATTGTTTCTGTTAGGTTTTTTACAACTGGAACTTTGTCTATAGCATCTAATAGCAGGCCAAGTTCTTGATCTTCGGTGTCAAATGCGCCATCTCTATCTGGAAAGAATCTAAATGTCCATACTTTGTGTGTGCCTTTGTATGCAGAACCAAAACCTAGACCTTTAATATCTATTTCTTCTACTTGCGGATCGTGATCGAACTCGACTAGACTTCGTAATTCTATACATTGTTTTAATGTTACCCAATTACGATATTGATCAACTTCAACTGCACTACCTTGATTAGGGCGTCTAGCATCTGTGTTAGTAATATCGATAAGGGTTTTTAATTCTATCTGCGCCATATATACCTACTTAATTGTTACAGGTATTTATGGTCAAAAAGAAAGGACGTTAAAAAACGTCCTTCCTTACTTTGCTTAATTACGAATTAAGATAAAGCGGCACCAGTGAAACCGGTGTATGTTGTGATAGTGTAGTTACCTGCATTACCTGCAACACCTGCTAGAGCGGCTTTTAAGTTGCCAAATGTTACATCTGTTTCGCTACCTTGGCCACTTGAACCAGCGCGATTAACTGATGCACCATCAACAATAACAACAACTGTATCTGTACCAGCTGAAGTTGCTGGGATACCGTAACCAACTACTGAACCAACTGTTTCAACAGCTTTAAGAGCTTTCTCAAAGTTGCTGTCGATTGTGTTGTAGCTAGATACTAGGTCAACTGTTGCGTGAACTGTTTGAATAGTAACGAATAGTGGTTGATATCCACTGAAAAAACTTGATTTTGTACCTGTTAAGTTTGCTGAAGCACCTGTTTCAGCTTTACCGTGTACACGTGCGATTCCTAATAATGACATAATAATCTCCTATATTCTCGTATGTCTAGGCCTCTACTCTGAGGCTCTGGTATACATATTTACCAAATACGGAAAAAACCAATGGATTTAGACCTCTTTTGAACTGTCTTCTAGGCTTTTTAGATTATTGTTAGGATCGCGGGCTTCGCGTAGTTTACGTATGCCGCGTGTGAATTTTGCAGGATCTGCACCTTTGATAGAGTTAACTAAACGGCGTTCTAATTCGTAGGCTGTTTCTGGTTCAAAATTTTCACGGATAAGCGTAAGAAGATTGATGGCCGAATTAATCACATGCACAGCACGGGATTCGATTACAGCTTCTGTATCTTTCTTAACTGCTATATCGTTAAGTTCTTCGAGTAGACTACGGGTATGTCGTTTCACATTGACTCCTTTGGTGTAATATTTATTGTCAACTAAACATAACTGTAACATAATGTTTGGCAAAACACAAGATTGACTTTAATCTAGCTGTAATCTATAGTGTACTAAATACACTCAGTAGAAACCATGATAGTGTTTTTACTGAGAATACATTTACACATAGAGGAAATAACAAATGTTAGATTTAATCAATAAATGGGCCAAAAGCCTAGAACAGTCATTTAGTAAGCCACAAACTTACGGTAGCGCATTAGAATGCTACATCGTTGCTAACGAACCAAAAGACGCCGCTGACGTAGATCGCTTAACTCGCGAATTTGAAACCAAGCGTTCAGAAGGTCACTATTGGATGAGAGGTCTATAAAATGAAAAAATTCACAGAAGCATTGTGGAGCTTTTTTCATTCAGTTGGACAAGCCAAGGCCGCCGCACACTTTGCCCGTATGGGTGATTACAAATCAGCACAGGCTGTTTATAAAAGCTGAATAGTATGCTTACAACGGTTCGCCGTGTATTGCCACATGAATATGGCAAATACCGTAAACATCTTAAGGCCTTGGATTCCGACTCTAAGATACTTAGGTTCGGTTACCCAATTAGTGATACAGTACTTGACTCACTATGTGACAAGTTTGAAGCCGATCCTGCAGGGAATATTCTTTTTTGTATAGAAAATAACAACCTAGAGTTTGTAGCAATAGGACATATTGCTATTCAAGACGAGCTAGAACTAGCGTTTTCTGTACTTAAAGAATATCAAGGACAGGGTATGGGTAGTGCGTTAATGAAACGTGTTATTCAATGGTGTCGAACACATGGTAAGTTAAAGGGCTGTATGGTATGTTTAAGTACTAATGCCGCTATCAAACATCTATGTCTAAAGCATGGAATTCACATACATTCATCGCATGGCGAAACCCTAGCAGATATAGAGTTAGATAGCCCCAACATTACCACGTTCATAAGTGAACAGACAGATAACAATTTAGGTGTCATGGATTACTTAGGCAAACGTTTTGCCAAACCACTTGCACTACTAAAGTGATATCTATATAATAAATAGAGTAGACAGCAATATGCTGTTAACACACAAACATTAACACACAGGAGAAATTACAATGTTTATTCATAATCAATTAATCGACACCGTTCAAGGTGCAAAAAAGACTTTCGTAGAAACATTCATCAAAGATGATGCTTTCAAGTCAGAACTAATCAAACTAATCGACGCACAAGCAGTTGCTACTAAAACTTCAGTAGAAGCAATGTTGGCCATCGCTACAGCATTCACTAAGAATACTACTGCATTGATGTACCCAAACAAAGGAGCAAAATAATGTCAGATCTTACTCCAAAACTACCAGAAGTTAAATTTAATAAAAACGGTTACGAAATTCGTACAGATATCTTAGCTATGGCTAAAGAAATTGTTCAACAAGATTTTCAAGTCAAATTTGCAGGTTGGGAAATGACTGCCCAGCGTGACGAAAAGACTGGACAAGTTGTTAGCACAGTTGCTATGCCAGAGTTTCCAGGACTTGACAAAGTTCTAGAGACAGCGGAAAAAATGTATGCATTCGTAAACACAGGCGCAAAAAAATAATAATATATTCGGCATAGCCATATAAGTTTACAATACTATAATCCGTAAAGCAGAAAGCCCCTTAATTGGGGCTTTCTCTTGAATAGTTGCTCCACTTTGATTGTAAATGGCGTTATACAATGTGGCAGGAGCCTCCTACATACCCGTAAAGATTAACGGTCCTAAGGGTTATGTTCTTAATGTTTCTTTGCGCGACCAGCTTTCATATTTGCTAACCAATGTGCCATACGAGCTTTTTCGCCTGACGAATGTTTAGCAGTCTTGCGTAAACTACTTACACTAGCTTTGGTATTAACTCCGCTACGTTTAGCTAGGCCTTTGCGTCCAGGATTCTTTCCATCAGCAAAGTTTTCTTTTAGGTTATTAATATAGCTTTCACCTAACTGAATTAATTCTTTCATCTCTTCAATACTTTCGCAATGCCATTTCCGCAATGACTTGTTGATACGACTATTTGGATCATGTGCTGTTTTAGCACTTGTACGAGATTTCTTCATGCCCTTCATGCGAGCACAAAAACTATTGCGGCGTTTAGCGTCTTTACTACCTGCCTTGAGCTTGCTTGGTTTTTTAGTAACGGCTGTTTGCAAATGACTACCAGGATGTTCTTTACGATAACTTGCAACACCTTTAGCATTTAATCCGCCATTCTTATTTTTACCACTTGATTTTTGCCATGCCGCAGATTCTTCTACTTGCTTCTTAATCCAGTTATCTGGAATTAGTCGATTAGCTTTGACAAATTCGTCATGTAGTTTTTGTCCGGTAATATTGTGTGCTTTGCAGATCTTCTGCATCATAGCATCAATATTTTCATAATTCATTTCAGTGCCTTTTTCTTTAGCACTTAATAAGGCACGTTCTAATGCTTCAACGGCACCTGACTTTTCTTTACCAGATGCAGTCAACGGTTCCATTGGGCCAGAGTACTTGCCTTCGTTAATGTGTATGGCAGGTTCTTTGAAATACTGTGGATGAGCTTTGTTAAAGTTACGCATGATAACTCCAGCTTTTTCATGCGCTTCGTTTTCTATTGGACTTCCAGTTTCACCGCTGGTATCATTTAATCTATCTTCTAGGCCTTGCTTGAAATGTGTTAGTTCGTGAGCTAGTGTGCGCAACACATCTAACGGATGTCTATTTTCTATACCTAAATGAATAACATTTTCTTCTGGCAAAAACTTGCCGAACGTTGGCTGTTCTGTATCAGTAATGTATAGTTCTAAAAATATCTTAGGAAGACTATCTAATTTTAGCTCTTCCATAGCAAGCGGTAAGAAATCCTGCATGATCTTCATAAAATCATGTGTGCTAGTACGTGCTTCAAATAAATCGTTAATCTTCATATGGTATTCCACCAAGCCCGCATCCGTAACGGGCTAGGCCGTCATACAGGGCTGTAAGGATTCCGAGGGCGATCAGTGCCATCGTCTTCTGGATAGACTGGATATTGATTTTCATCCATATATTTACCTAGAATTAGCTTCGTCCAGCATCTGCTGTACATAAGGATATTTAGGTATACGTTCAATTACACACTCTACTTCGTAAGTGCCTTCAGAGTGAATTTCACATGGAAGTGTGTAGTCAAACCCTAAATCGTTATCTTGACAATGACGCAGACGCCATTCTCCTAGCGGTAAGCTGTTATGTAGCTCGTTTAATAGTGTGCCTGCATGATACAAGCGTTTATGATCATCATTAAAACGGCTAGGCAAAAAGAATGTCTTTTCGTACAGTTGATAATGAGGAACTACAATGACTAAGAATCCACCTGGTTTTAAAACTCTAAACCATTCGTGTAATGCTGTTTGAAAATCTTCAATGTGTTCTAAACAATGACTACTGTAAACTGCATCTTGTGTCTTATCGTCAAATGGTAGATGTATTCCGTCATATCCCGGATAACCAAGATCAATGCCTTTGGCATTAGGAACAATACCTAATTCTGTTTCCCATTCGCCTGAGCCACGATGTCCTATTTCTAGGATGTTTTCGCCGCTCAGGTATCTGTCTAGGAAGCCACTATAAACTTTGGCCGCATAGGTCTTTTGACTTTCTGCGCCTACTTTACGTTTAGCGTTCCAAGCCATTAGTCCGCCGATGCGTTAGCGCCACACTTAGCACGTTTGGCGTTTGTAAGAGCACCAAAGTCTACTGGCCATTCTGCGCCAGGAGCAAGTTCTTTAGCCCCTGCTGGATATGCAAACTTAACGCCTGCGGCCGCTTCAATTTGTGCAATTGGTAAACGGAACTGCACTAGGTTGTTACCTAAGTTTGGATACGGAGCAACGTGTGGGAATGCCCAACCTGCTACTTCGTTAGTTTGATTGTTGATAACAATCTTGTAGAAGCCATGTGGGACAACTACGCCATTACCAATCTTCTTGTCTTGAGCATTGTAAACACCGCCAACATAAACTGTATAGCTTTGGTTGCGTTGTACTGTCCAACCACGTACTGAAGTTTCTAATAGTTTCCAAATACCGCGATTCAATGAACCAGCTTGTGGGCTCATGTTAGTCATTAAGAATGATTCAAATTCTACTTGAACGTCCCATGATAGGTCGCCGTCTGGACTCATGTGTCCTTTGTCGTAACCTGTACCAGCGTAGTCAGCCGGAGTAGCACCGTTTGGTACTGACTGATCTGCGGCAAATGCGTTAGTACGGGCAACACAGCCTAATGCGTTTTGTGGCAACAGTTCATAGGTTACATACTTAGGTAGTTTAGCGGCCGCATCATATCCAACTAGATATGCTTGACGACAAATTGGCTGTACACCTGCTGTTTGTGGGAATCCGTAAGGAGCATGTACTTTACATGTCTGTGGATCTTGTGGAGCACGTTGCGTCCATGCAAACGATTGTGTGCTGGTTAGAGCTGTTAGAGCTAAAATTAGCCCTGCAAATAATTTTTTCATATATACCTTTTAAATGTTCTTGTCAATGCCGCGGCTTTGTGTTCCACCGCGCTTACGTTTATTACTTAGTTCTTCTATACCGTGACGGATTTGTTCTAGGTTTTGTTCTAAGCCCATCATCATTCCGCCTTTGGCATCACGGCAAATTGATTGCCATACTAGTAAGTCGTTTGATTCTGCACGTTTAGCTAGGTCTTGTAGCTGTCCGCGAGCTTGTTGAATACGACCCTGTAAATTCATAGGATTTGCTTTTTGATGTCCATGAATTAAAGGGT